AGTATACCTCTGGAACATGGGGTGTTTCTGGGTGGGCAGAGGCTCAGAAGTGGGTTAGCTCAAGACTGGTAACAGACCCAATAGCCAAAACTATTACCACTGACGAGGCAGGCAATACAGCCACATCTTTTAAGGTGGATAGGATGGGTATGCTTGTAGATGTGGCAGATAATGAAGCCACGGAAGCAGATGAGTCCGCAGATAATATTTCCATGATAGATCTGTCTACATATACTGCGTATGATTACAAGAAAGAGTTTAGTCCTGACACCACAGGCGGAACTTACGCTATAACAGAAACTTGGATTTTGTCAAAACAGAATCATACTGTAGATTTTGATATGTCATTTGACACAGATGAAGAGGGTGTATCTACTGTTAACTTTAACTGCACTATTACAGGACTAAGCAATTCTCCTGACGTTAGAGAGCAGAACAAGATTACTAATGCAGAGACCGCACTAGCTGGCGTTTTGAATGACTCGTATTCTCTTTCTAATACTTTTTATCAAGAAAGAAAATCTATTAACCCTAGCGCAGAGGGAGCTGATACATTAGCCACAGTGGAGCAGGCAATCAGTATTAGTAAGAACAGAATTAGCGGTGTAATTACTGTCTCAATGACCTATAATGATAAGCCGCAGGAGAATGATGATACTATTGAAGAGAGTATAGAGGTCACAGACAACAATAAAGGGCACACAAACAGAGTCATAGCTTTGCTTGCTGTTATAGGGAAAGACAATGGCCCGGTTATTCAAGACATGGGAACTTCTGGAGACCAAAGGAGAAGCGTAGCCTTGAGCTGGACATTTAAAAAAGAAATTGAGCACGAAGGAGCGACTGTAAACATAAGAGAAGCAATTACTAACTATATTAAAAATAGCGGCAGTAATATCTCTTTAGGAAAAACAAAAGTTGAATCAGCAGAGAGTGCCGTCAATTCATATAGACCTGCAGGAACTCAGAATACAAATTACTGGCAGCAAAGTTACAGCCAAAGTTGGAATGAATCAACAGGGGCATTAGGAATTAACGTGGAGTGGGCATATTAATATGGTAGATCCGAATCAAGTATCTAAATGGCAACCGGAGGCAGGTCAAGCACTGACCGAGCCTATACGTATGTTTGGGGCTTATGTTCTAGACTTTACTTCTTCTGTAGGCTACGGAGCGGAATCAAGCACTCTGCAAATGAAGATAGCTGAGGACCCCAATAATAAAGTTCAGTCAAGAAACGCAGACGGCGAGCTTCTATATTTTCCTAAAAAAGCAGACGGCACTGACGATACTACTCAAACTACTACAGCGGCGACAGATGAAGCTACGAGCGCGAAGAATACTAAGGTCATGGAGTCTGCTCCTGTATTAATACATCACTATGTTTATAAAAAAGATTCTGATGGCGTGCCACAAAAAACTGGGTCGGGTGAGTTCATTATGGAAAAGGTTGATGGTTTTCCCGAGGTCGGAACAGCCTGTCAATTCAAGTTTCAAGGGTTTGAGTTTGCTGGTATTTTCCAGAGACACAGCTACAGTGAAAGCACTGGCGGCAGAACGTATGATATTGTATTTGAATCGCCTTCCAAAGCTCTTGACGGAGTACAGGTTATTATGGGTGATTTTAATGGCTCATCATTTCAGCAAAATAACATGCTTGACCCTGCGGGTTTTACTGTAACCAAATGGGATGATGCAGCTAATTGTAATCAAGTTAAAATGCCAGATGGAACACTTTGTGGCTATGAATGTAAAGATGTTTATGGTTCTCCTTTGTTTACTAGCCAGATAAGAAATGTATACAACCCATACGGCGTTTTGTCTAACTATAGGTTCCTTTTTGATGACGACAGTATAACTACAGGAAGAGGATTTTTCAGTCAGCCTGACGTAAATAAGTACGGTATGCGATTGATGGATACTAGCACAACTCTTCGGGGATTAGGACTGCTTAGTTTAATAGAAAACATATCTAAGTCTGGATATAGATATACACCATACACTTTAAATAGTAGTACATCTTCGCCAACCAAGATGACAAACGTCAACACTAGAGATTTTCCTGACACATTCCCTAGCACCGATGCATATGTGGTCCCTGAATATGATGACTCTGAAGTTATTGGCGGTCCTGTTCACTATGGCGAATCTCTAATGACTATAGATTTCACAGAGTTAAAAGAGGCTATAAGAAAGGTAATTACTGATGATGACTTCTTAAGGATGAAGGGCCCAATCCAAACAATCAACGCTGTTGTCAAAGAGGCGTGCGAGATGATAGTTCATGATTATGTTTGTGTGCTAGATCTTGTTCCTGCTCCGACTGATTTAGTTACCCCCAATCTTGCGGGTAGCGGAACTGGAAACATAGCGTTTGCAAGTGAGGGAGATGTCGTTAATGGTGTGATACCACAACTTTACGAGGAAAATGATCCAAAGAAACCTGTCATTGGCCCCGCTATATCATTTAAAATGTTAGATAAATCAACACCGCCAGAATCTGGTGTTATTGAGCAACTTATAAGTGATTATAAGGGCAAGGATAATGATGAGAATTTCTATATGAGTTCTAGTCATGGGGCCGAACTTTCTGATGTTGTAACTCAGAAGCTCCTTTTAGGCGGGAAGGCTAGCCGAATATTTGAAGCTTGCGCATTGAATTATATTCCTGCTTTTGGTAAAAAACCTAATGGCGATTGGAATGTTGGGACGGGCTTTAGTGATAGCGACACCTTAACAGCTTACGATGCCGGCGCCGGTCTTGTGTTTCCGGATGTCACTATGCTTGAATTAAGGTGCGCCTTAGCAGGCGAAGATACTTGGGTTCTTTATAACGGGCTCAGGGTAAACTATGGACTATCTGCAGTACAAAATATGGGTATTCACAGCAGATTTTCTCTTGCCGGTCTAGACCTATTTAATAAAGTAAAAAAGGGATTCAGTAGTATGGGTGCCGCACTATCTGGTTATAGCGGAAAAGTCACTTCGTTGACTGATGCTTACTTTAATCCTGACGACCTTACGGACACAGAGGATATCACTCAAATAACAGGATATGAATCCAGATGGGACACAATTCTTCACTATGCTCAAAACTATTACGGTAAAACCTTTTTTGCAAGACTTCCTGTAGAGCCCGGCGGACAATCCAACAATATAAGATTCAAAGATGATGCCAAGCACAATTTTGAATCAGCTTGGGAAATTTCTGAAAGTGGTTGGGACCCTAGCTTCAGAGCAAAAGGAAACTTTAACGCTGCATATACCGATGAAGGAAAACTTAAAGCGTCTGCAGGATGGAAGACTCAGGGTAATCCATCAGTATCAACAGACTATTCAACGTTAGGCTCAACGTTTCCTCTAGTAAGCCAGCAAGGTTGCTTTCGGGTTGATCCGGGCGAGCCTACTGTTGGAACCACAGATATTCAGATAGATAAGCAAATTCACTATTTGCCGACACCACAGCGACTACTAGTGAATGTCAACAACAGAGTTCTTAACAATTATGACCCTTGCGATGAAAGATTTTTAGAGGCATATGTTCATGTTACGTGCCCTCAAGTCCATGAGAATGACAGGAATACATATCTCTGGAATTACATTGGAAACTTGGCCAATCAGGTTCAAGATCTAATAGTAGATCCGAATAGCCTTACAACACTGCAGTGGCAGAACGATCAAATTGATAGTGGTTTGACAAGAATTAGACAGGCTCCGAAATTAGTATATCCCAGTTTTGTCTGTATACCCCAAGAAAGTAACATGTATACTTGGGGACCTTGGTATGCTTATGGCAAAACAAAATATGGAAAGGCTGCAGTAGAACAAGATGAAAACCTTAGACCAGAAGTTTTCGGAGATGTTGAGACTTTAGATAAGGCCGCATTTAGTCTCGTAAATGCTGCTACAGCAGATATGTATGCATCCGAAAGTGGTAGTTTATCTCTTGCTGCTTTTCCTCAATACAATATGGCAGAGAGATTTGATGTAAACGGTCCATACATAACCAAGATGGATGTTTCTGTTGGAACGGCGGGAATGACAACTAATTATACATTCTCTACTTGGACAAGAAATTTTGGGAAAATTGCCAAATACAATATAGAAAGAATCGCTGATATTAACAAGGCCAGAATCAAGCGATTTAGAGAGGGCGGAGCTGGATCTTTAGGTCTTTCTGGACATGGTGCCGCAGGTTCAGCTAGAACTAATCAAACGAATAATCAGGATCTTGTAAGAAATAGGAATGGCAGCAACTTCTTCACTGGATTTTCTTTTGCCGAAGAGCCTAAACTAAACGCTGGCGGAGCAAATGCCAACCCGTTTCATAAGAGAAGAACCTCTTGGGATATGAGTATGATTTTTGGTGGTGCCGCGCATCCAGACTTTGTGAACAGAGATTACTATGATGAAGAAGGAAACTATCTCCCCACACTCAGAGCCAACGCTGTTAATCCCGATGCTATCCCTGAATATTACCAGACATACAATAGAATGTTTGGCTGCACTCCTGAGCAAATATTCACACCTGTTGGTATAAAGAACACGCCTAATGACGGGAAAAGAGGCGACACAAAATTAGGATATGAGCTATTGCCATATGTCTTAAAAAACAAAAAGACCACAAACATAGACGGGGAAGAGGACTCCAAAGGAGATTTTGATGAAGGCAACGTCCTTCCTACATCTCACGAGTTAGATCCATATTTCTACCCGCAAAGACAGGGTGGTGTGCTTGATTACGGCGCTGTTGTCATGAATGATTATGAATGGTTTGCAGGCGACGAAAACAACATACATCTGCAAAATAATGAGGGCAAGATTCCAACTCCAGTTGATGCAGAAGTGAGAACATATGGTATGAGAACTCCTATGCTTCTGTCTGGATGGGGATACGATATATGTGGTAATCATGCGCCATCTGAAAATAGTGATCCATTCCCCAATAACCTTGTTGAGAATGCCGCAAAGAATAGATCTCTTTGGAAGACTGGCCCACTTCATGTTATGTGGGATGATGAAAGACAGGTTTGGGCAGGAGGCCTTCAATTCTTAGAGGGCAAACTTACTACCGCCGTAGAGCCCCCAGATACACCTGACGAGCCTACCACAGCTACAATGGAAGTATATAGAAGAAACCGTAAAGCGACTCAATTTGATGAAAAGGGCAGGCCAACTGAATATGATACAAAATGGGAGCACGGAGCGCCTGATGAAATAACACTAACAAATAGAGATCCTTCGCTGTCAGTAGACCCCGGAAATGCAACTTATGATATTTATGTCATGGCTGCTAGAATCAACTATGAGTGGCGAATTGTTTACATAAGCTGCGACAATGCCTAATAGGAGAATGATATGGGAAGGCCCGGATGTAGTTCTTGCTGCGACGAATCAGAAGTAGGATGTGTTATTGATACATACGATGTATGTTATGATCGCCGTGTAGCTACACGAGTTAGAGATCAGGGCGAGCCGGCTGCCAGATGGGAGATCGAATCTGCTGGGTATCTGTGCGAAAATGTAGATCCTGAAAAAGATGCAGAAGCCGCTCAAGCTGCTGACGATGACAACAATCAAGAAGAGCTACCCAGAAAACTTCCGAACTATGGAAAGTATATAGAGAGCCTCATAGAGAAACAGTTTGACCATGGAGGTTTTCGGTTTAACCATAGAAGCAAAGTTAAATATTCGGAATGTAAAAAAGACTTTGCAGAATACCAATCCCAAGGCGGTCCTTGGCTCCATCCAGAAATTACTTTTGCTCCCCAAGGGCTAAACCCTCCTTGGAGTATATTTGAAGAAGAATATTTTCCCTATTATACTATTGACACCAGTAACCGCCCAGCCCGTACTGGCAAGCATATGCCTCTAAGGTGGAAAGTAAGATTGATACTTGAAGATGATAACAATGGTGAAGAAAGAGGGATAATTGTAAGCAATGCTTATAATCCACAGCCACAGGTAATGGAATTTAGGTTTCATGGCGAGCAGTTTGGTTTTAAAGATCTACAAGGCGAAAGAACATGTCTAAGCAGAACTGATTCAAGAAAGAATGAAATTCCTGAGCCTCTTTTGAAGTTATGGAAAGACGCATACCTTGATGCGATAAATCCTGACGATGAAGATGACGTAAAAACCCGAATACAGGTTATTAAAAAAGTTACCTTTAGAAGTGCTACAAGAACCATAACGCAACTTGAGCCTGTTGGGAGAATCCTTAGTACTTCCAAAAGGATGATCCCTTGTAGAATACAATACGAGCTTAAGCTAGAGCGGATTGATGGTGGCGACGTAGAGGAGATGGACATAGAGGACGTGCTTTTAAGTGACGATGAAAATTTCGGCTATCAGGGAGAGATGAGAGATAATAAAATCGAGCTTTTCTGCTGGAGATTTACTGGTGGAAAAGATTCTGACAGTAGCTGGCAGATTAATGGCCCAGCCAAAAATGCTATGGCGGATTTTGGTGTCGCTGGAGGAAGCGCGATGTCCAACTTAGGTTATGATGCTTTTGATTGGTGTCTAACTTATCCCTTTATGAAGCACACTGATGGCACATCTTGGGGACCTACTTATAGTGATTATCCAAGACAGAGTGGACCCAAAACAACATCTAATAGACTTCAGATGAGTCAAACTATGCCTAACAATTCAGACCCGGAAGATTATGTTAAAGTTTTGTCTGGACAAAACCGTCGAGGCATCTCTATAACTAATGTACCTAGAAAGGATGATGTGTTAGCCAGACATTTCGATGAACATGCTTTTAAATGCGTTGAAATTATAAGTGAGGACTTCCGCGTATTTAACCCTTATGTCACTACAATGGCTCAGATTCCCTCGACAGATTTTGAACATTATGGGTATCGTTATCCAAGACATTCGACGCTAACTTACAATGATGGAGAAAAAAGCGATAGCTCCGGCAGATTAAGAGATGGAATAATTCCCAATAGAAAAGTTCTTCAAAAACCAGATAGAGTTTTGAGGCCAGAACCAGATCCGGGAGACAAACCTGAGAGAGAAGACTTCCCACAGGGACCCGAAGGTTCTCGGATTGATGAAAGAGGAGATGAGGATTTTGCCGAGGCTCTTGAAGACTGGACAGAAAAAAGAGAAAAATACGAGCAATATGTGAAAGACCTCGTTAATAACTATAATATAATTAAACAGCCTTGGCTTGGAGGCAGACCATTTACTTACACAGATATTAAAATAAACCTCGAAAAAGACATACCACAAAGGATGATCACTTCTTATGCTCCTTTAGGATTGTGGAATGACAATGCGACGAGTCCTAACGAGCCCGAACTAAATGACCCAGAAAAGGCACAATCAGGGACAATAGATACCCCTATCGGTGGTGCTGGAGATACTACTGTTGATGTTTTGTTTCCTCGTCAGCAACGCCTTGTTGATAGAAATGATAGGGTCATGACTAAGCAGAGAACAATAGCCGAGAAGAATAGTGGCGTAGAGCCACCGTTGTGGCGCAATGGAGATGAGGCGTTCTACTTGCCTCAGTCTTTGCTCTCACTACTTGTGAATGGTACTAGCATGAAGACGGGTTTAAGTTTTCCAAGCGGCTTTTCAAACCCCGATATGAATAAGGCCCATGGGGATGACAGACTTAGAGACATAATAGTAGTAAAGAGTCGCAGTATGAGGAAGGTTCCCACTGAAAAGATAGAGGACATGATGGAGCACGGATTAGTCTGGTATCCTATTGGTGGATGTGAAACAGCAGAGATAGAGAGCGTTGAGGAGTTTGGACCTTCGGGACTTCCTCAAAAACTAAACCTTAGCGGTGAAAATGAGCCTGTTGATGTGTCCGAGGTTGAATCTGCAAGCGATGTATTTTCATATGCTATGGGGGATAGTACATACCAACTGCAAACAACTTATTTACATGGAATGTTTAGGAACCCATTTTATTATAGAGTGAGATCTATTAGTCTTATTAATCCAGAAAAGGACTTATACTATAATGGTGGGGGTAGGAGACAGCATGTGCATTTAGACGATATAGCTTATGTTGAGGAAGACATGCAAAGAGGTTCTGTTGTCATAACACATGATGGAAAAGAACACTTAAATCCAACTCGAATAAAACTAACTTCTTCCCTATCTTGGAATAAGATACCAGAAGAAACACGCTGCCCAGAAGACCCACCTGAGCCTGAAGATTTAGAGTACGCAAAGGTACTAGCTAGGCAGGATGGAGATACTATTCTTGCTGGAGGTAGAGAGTGTTTCGATGACTTTGCTGTCACAGACGCAGACGACTACCAAGAAGTACCTCATTCATTTGTGCTAGAGCCTTTCCCTCTGCATGGTCTTTTTAATAAAGAAAGCAATGATGGCTTTGGAAAGTTATGCGTATTATCCGACAACAGCGCAATTGTAACTCCACGTATATCTTTTAAACATGTTAATAAGTCTGTAACGCATGCGTGTTGCGATTTTATGTTTGCTACAGACGAGCAGAGAGAGCAAAAAGATGCACTCGGAAACCCTAAAATTCCTCCTTGCCCCGCTGCTGACACAAATAGCCCCGGTCAGTTTGCATTAGAGAAGTTTTATGCTGATAATATAGTATACCAGACTGGTGCTGTTAGTATAATGAATGTTCTTAGACAATTTAATTTAGGTCACAATATGACATTTGATGGAGAAGGCAAGCCTGAATTTCAATCCAGAGTAAACTTTAAGGGTTCGCAGAAACCAAACTTTGGGTATTTATTTGGAACTTATTTGACACTAGAGTTTGAGCTTGAGCAACTATCACCCGCTTTGGATTGGGGAGTGGAAGAAGAGGAATAAAATGAAAACAGGCGACAAATATTTTAGATATGGACAAACAGGCATTAGACCAGAAGACTTTACTGGTCCGTGCCCCCAATGCACAACAGAGTGTTTCGGTGAGATAACCGATATTTTCAATAAGTTTAACTTTTGGTCTTTCGACACTGGTGAAATAGGCGAAAAGACACCGATGGCCTCGACAAGTTCGCCCCAGTTTACTGTTGGTGGAGGATATACAGCAGGGGATGTTGTTGCAGTTAAAAACCAAGTGCGCACTTATTTTGGTGATATACGTATACAATTTGAAGACGGCGGAGAGCTGAGCGGGTCACTATCTGCGGCTGAACAGATTAAAGGTTGTGATGATTCTTCATCTGCTGAGCAGTTTGGGCTTTGGTCGAGAGGCAGAGAGTTTGCGAAGTATAATTTTTCTATTATTTATCAACATCTATTTGGAGAATTCAGCAATCCTCCAACGGAAGACGAGATACAGTGCTATTGTACATGGCTTAAGACATATAATAAGAGGGTGTCTAACGAGCAAGATATTACTTTGGGCGGCTGTCAAGACTGTATAGCTTCTGACGAAGGTAACGAGATGAAGCTCGTCGATGTCGATACTATTACGGGCACTATCTATCAAAATATGATAAATACTGCGACCACTGTAGAAACAATAAGTATTTTCGCTCCAGTTGATATATTTAGTTTTTTTCCTGTTTGTGGAGAGCTGGTTGTAGAGGAAAGTCATACGTTTGATTTTGATCATCTTGAAGAGATTAAAGATTCGTCTGGCGACGATAGTCCCGGAGAAACAGAAGATGGTGACGGCGAAGGTGATGGCGAGGAAGATCTGGGCGGCGGCGGTGCCGAGCTTGGAGGCGAAGGTGATGGCGATGCTGGAGATGTTGGTGGAGATCCAGACAATCCAGACGACAATGGAGATACTACCGAGGACGATCCTGACGATGAAGAGGATGAAGACAGTGAAGACGAGAAGAGCTATAATAGATATAAGGGTGAAGGGTTTTTCTTGTTTGTTCGCAGTAAATGTGAATCCATAGATGGCTCACAAGAATTTGAAATATCTGGCACTTCAAAACATCCGCATATTATAGGGTCTCATCCTACTAGACGTGCTGGGCATGACCAGAATAGTCAAGGCAGATACTTCCATAACACGCAATACAAAAAAGAACTTGGCGTTCAAAGACAAACTAGATTTACTAAGATAGGGGAAATCTACCACACGGTTATCCACGAAGCGGGCTGGGGTGAGGCTATGGTTAATCAGCCCGGAGATGGAGGTAAAGAATATTGGACAACTATAGATCCGATGGATTTTCAAGCGTCGAGGTCGTATCCTAAAAATTGCGACGAAGATGAAGACGAAGGCTCATTGGCTGAGGCTAAGGACTGCTGTAAGTTTTGCAAAGAAGAGCTTGCTGTAAATGAAGAAGACGAAGACGAAGAACCCAATGAAAACGCCAACGGCATAGCTTGTGGCGTGCTGGAATTTCCCAAGTTACCTGAAGAACATTATTACAATCTAGTCCCGTGCTCCACAGGCTTTGAAGGCGAATGCAAGCAAATTTCTTCTTTTGGCTCTCCTTTTGTTAAAAGAGCGAGCGATTTTTGTGAGCAGCAAAAGCAGTATCATTTTGAAAGTGCAGCGGCTGCGATTGAAGGCTTTTTGGAAGACTACAAAGAGAAAGAGTTTATACCGGGGTGTGGTCAACAATCCAATATAGCAGGCCATGACGGTAGCGTAACAGATAGTTTCGGCAACGATGCTGATGGATTTGGCGGCTCATGCGGAACTGGAACAGGTAATATAGCTTGCGGGACAGGTATTTTACTGCCATTTTCTAGGAATGAAGTTATAGATCCAGAGACCGATGAACCCACAGGGGAATATGGCAATTGGGGTGAGGCGTATGTGCATGATTTTCCTGTAGATGCAATTCATGAGAACTGTTCCGAACAAAACAGAGAGATTATAGATAAGATTGTTGGAGTTTGCAAACCTGTTATTCATGGCAATATAGCTATGACTGATAAGGAAAGACCAAGACCTTCAATTACTAATTTTTCGCAAGACGACGAATTAAGAATTCACCTACATGCGCAAAATGACAGCGGCACACCCAGAAATAATCCAACAGACTTTGCTACGGTCGGCCATAGAATAAAAGGCGGTGACGGAGACGCTTTTGAATTAACCAAACTAGACTACCTTATAAACAATGATATTTTAGTTAATTTTAATACTGGTTCCAGTTCCCAAGAATTTAGCTCGCAAGGATTTTATGGGGGTAGATGCGGTACGCATACAGTTTGTGATTGGTACGGAAATTTAACTGAAAGCAGCAACTCCAACTCAGGGGTTATTTCAGGCAAAGGCATAGACCAGCTTATAGGTATAACTTTCTATACGGTTGATGTAGATTCTATGCAAACACAAACAGGCACCACGAACGTACCATTAAAGGAAATTTATCAAAAGGTTTTTACTCAGTCACTTAACCAAATACCTGAAGATGTAGGCAAAGGCGGTTTTGACAGCACAACCGTTGAGGAGCTAGTCAAAGACTGGTATTTCGGAGCAGGCTCAGGAGCAGGCGATGCCGTCAACCTTGTCCACGGTTTCAGCGCTGTAGAGTACATATATAAAGCTCATAAAGCTGGCACATATTTATATGCCAATGACCCTTTTCTAGTCGGTGATGATACAACATATTATGATCATTATGGAAACACGATTGGTGCTGGACTCGGAGCCGATACAGATTTTGCCTATCTGTCGGGGCGATCCCTTTGCGGGAAAGTAATGCGCAAAAATCCTTGGACTGGCGAGGAGGAGGAACAGGGCTGTTATGATGTGAATGATATGAGTATATTTGGTCATTGCGGACATTGGCCATATGTTAGCAGAAACTGGGAGAATTGTGGCGCGGGTGTCTTTGATAGCGCTGTGTGCGCACCTTATGAATTGAGAGTTGAGGGTTCTTGTTGGCCAATGGACAAGGTAGAGACATGCAATGAGGGATCATTAGAGTTCTTCGTAGGACAGTACAATCGCCCTGATGATATTATTGGCGCTACCTCATCTTTCTACACGCCCGCTCCGCCCTATTTTGACACAGGACAGAGAATCTTTGATTGCGATATAATTGTAGATGATGTCTTTAGTTTTCCAACAGACGGATTCGGAGGACTAAACCCAAATAGTAACATCATTAAAAGATGTATTTATGACGAAGACGATAAAGTCAAAGATAGCGTTCCAGAGGAGATGGTTTGTATAAAAGAGGATGAGGAAGGAGAAGAGGTAAAAGAGATATGTGCCAAAGACAATTATATCTATGTGATACATCGAGAAAACATACAACAAATATTCCCTGCTCCTATGAAGCCCCCAATTGTAGGGTTCGGCAACAATGCGGAAGACTTAGGTAAAATAGGTGCTAATGGCAAAAGGTGTTGGGAGCAATTTCCAGAGCCAGAAGATAAATATGTATATGCCTGTGGAACAAAAATGTATTTTAGTCATAAGTTTGATGAGGATGCTTTTGACGAAGCCGGCAATTTAAAAGACACTGTTAGCGACCCTGACCAATACATACCTATAGGTGGCAACTGGTGTACAGAAACCTACCCACTAGCAACACTCAGGACTGTTGATGATTTTGATTTGAACTTATATCATTGTAGTAGATGTGCGCCTGACTATGAGGCCGAGTGTGTTTATAAAAAGGATGCGGATGGGAACGATACTGACGAGGTCGCTCTATGTAAGATGAAGTGCGCTGGGTCAGAGCAGTTCGATATAGCAGCGCCATGGCTACAGCAATTTGGTGGCCCTGATATGCCCGGAACCTGCTGCGATGTCTGTATGGATACGGACGATCCTCCTGACAATCAACTAGATACATGTCTTGTTACCTACTATGTGTGTGGAGAAGAATCATCTCCTCATAAAGATGGATATGTTTGGTATAGAGGATTACAACGTCAAACCACATCAGGAAATGACGCTTTTGATGAGTTTGGTAATGAGTGTATGGGGGAGTGTTTCGGAAACACTACAGGAGGCGGAAGAACAATTGACGCTTGCTGTGCTTTAAATGTTAAGTGTAATATAATTCCTGTTGATGTGGGAAGCTTAAGTAAAGTGGAGATAGATAAGACGGTAAAGCCTATCGCTTCCATACCTTTAGAGATAAAACTTCATTAGGAGATGCAATGGCAGAAGAAATAAACTTTTATCAAGGTTATATTTACTCAAAGCTTCCAATAGGAAAGGAAGTCAAAATAATGGACACTAATCTTGCTAGCGGACAGGCAAATCAACTTAGAGAATGCACAGTACAATCCTATGGTAGAGATGTAATAAACTTCAAGGTAGCCGGTGCAGATAGATATACTATAAGTTTGTCGGAGGTTCGAGGTATGCTTCTTAGAGGTTATATATTAGATGAAAACAATGAATTTATAGTGACTCCCGACTTTTCGGATACAGACGCATTTAACCCAGACATATTTGGAGAATATCAGGAATGAGATGCAAACGTTGTAACTATAGGAATTCATGTCAGGTTGGTCAGTCTTGCAAGTGCGAGAACTGTGGTTTTGTTGTGTCGTCAGGCGCATCTGGAACAAAAAAGACAAAGAAACCGGAGCAGGTGAGCCAGTCAGGTAAAAAGAAAAAGATGCCGTCTTTGATGAAGCAAGCCAAGAATTTTGCTACATCTATGACCAAACATGTAGCTAGTGGGGCGCAAAGCACTCCTCCGCATGTCAAGCGTAGTAGGCTAGAAATCTGTAATACTTGCGATAAACTTCAGGGATCTAGGTGCTCTGAATGTGGATGTTTTGTTGAAATGAAGGCGGGCTGGGCATCTGAGGCATGTCCTCTTGCTAAATGGGGCCCATACAGTCGCACCGAAGGAGGGTGTAATTGCGGTCGAAAATAGAAAAAAAATGGAGTTAAGACAAGCATATTGTGTATTATAATACATAGGTGCTTTTAGATATCATAAGGAGAATATAATGGCAGAAATAACATTTGGTATAGACAATCAAGAGAATATTGTCGGCTCAGGACTGGGCTTCTATGGGTCAACGTTTGGCTCCTCGGTTCAAATTGGGTCTTTCCAAGACAGAACATTTGTAACTAACTCTGCGGGAACCTCTCAAGGTCCAGCAGCAAACAACATTAAATACGAAGTTCCAGCTACAGGTAACTCACAAGCTGTAGGATCTGGTATTCCTTTAAGCAAGATAAATTCTGGTAATAGAACCTTCCATATTAATTTTGATCATACATCTGATGTTAATGTTCAGAATTGTCAGTTGAGAATATATGATAGAGTTAATATTAGCAATCCAGCTTCTGGTGTTGTCACTAAAGTCTGTGAACTAGTAAACTTTGACGGCAAAACAACAAGCGCTTGGTTGTCCGCGAATGGGCAAGACAATGTAGCTATGAACAGTAACTTCTATGGTTCTGGCGACATGTTTTGGTGGGGATCTCCTTGGCCAGATTCTGGGCCAGTTAGAGCTGGTCAGGACTTCTATACGAACTCTTCTGGTGTCAAATTTACAAACTTTACCCAGACAGAAGCTACTGCTGGACAAGGTAATGGAGACTCTAGACTTGGTAGCGTCACTGGTGATACAGAAACTGTTGGCGGTACTGGAGTTATTGTGCCTCTGTTTAATTCACCCGGAAGTGGAGGATTCTTCCTCAATTCTATTAATTCAACTGTTGCGGCTGTGCAACCTAAGTGGTTACAATATTACGATAATAGTAACCGTCCTGATGACTGCCCTAACCTTGGAACTAAGACAACGACTAATACTTTCGGTGGTACTGGTATAGCAAAACGACATAGTTGGTATGTTGGAATCTCAGCTTCTCCATTAAGTATTGGATCAAAAACATCATATGGACTGTATGTATCTCTAGAGTACCTATAAAGACTTGAGCCTTTAAGTCCATTAAAAAGCCCTGCCTTCGTGCGGGGCTTTATTTATGCCATAAAGAAACCTCGCCCAAGTTTCCCTGAGCGAGGTCGCCTTAACCGGAGCACCCTTATTCAAGGGTTTTCGTTTTTGGGTTCCACTTCTGCCACCCGCCGTCAGGTAGCCAATTTCCATCAGCATCCTTACGTCTAGGGAACAATCCGCCACCCTTCTTATTGGCTCCAAACGACAGCTTAGCTCCACAGTCCATGCAGCGAAGCTCGTAGTATTCATTTCCGTCGTTTTCTCTTACAACGAATCTGAGGTTTTCTGAGCCACACTTCCCACATTTGGTTTCACCAAATACTTCTTGGAAGATAGCGATCTGCTTCCATAGTTCACGAACAGTTTCGCCTTCAAAGGCGACGTTTAGTTTGCCTGCATTATAGTTAACTTTCATTATGCATTTCTCCAATTCTTGTTATAACCCACGATGCCTTCTGGCACCTCGTTCTGTTTAGTTTGATATTTGTTTAGCACGCCAAGCATTGCCGAGGCCTTACTCTTTTCTACATCCTCAATGGACTCGTAAACACCTTCTCCAGAGTTGACAAAGGCTAAAACATTAATATCTAACTGTCTACACTTATTATCAATAAAATTGATTTGTGAGGAACTAATCATAGCTTCCTCATCCCACGCTCCATCTGTGGGGTTGTCCTTTTTTACGCTTTGTTGTACAATGGATACGATATCTTTTCTTGCTAATTCCTCAGCGGCTAGACATCGTAGCCCTAAAGCTTTACGTAAAGCGCGTCCTTCTGCTCTAGTGCTCGCTGTAGCGACAGGGTGAGCACAAAACAAATCATCTGTGTTCCCATGCCACACGTCTGCAACTTCTTTAAATATTCTAGCTTGACCGCTATTGAACCAGTTAATAACAACTTGGTAAACAACAGTGGCTCTGCCGGGACCATTTCCGTCAGTTGCTGGAAAAACTTGATCCGGACCAGACTCTAGAATGTCACCCAATAACAGGTTTGCTACACGTCTAAGGCCAGCACAGATAGGGTTTTTATCAATGAGCTCATCCTTGCGAAAATGTCCCATAACATATTCATTCCACTCTTTAGTGCCATATGGGGGCACTTGAGACTCCTCTGAGTTCTCTTCAATTACGTTTTCTTCATCAATACTTTCAACATCAAAAATGTCTAATTCAACTTCTGGCATTAGTTTATCTCCAATTCAATTAACCTGTTGTCCTTAGTGGGAAACTTTTTACTGACCCTGTTAACAACAGGCTCCACAAGCTCCCACAATCTTCTTCCGACAGCACGACTATAGTTGCTGCACAAATACTTTACTCTAATTACACAATACCCCCTTTTAAGGAGTATCCCGTTCTTAATTATATCATGTTTAACATATTCTCGCAACCCCTTTTCACCAAAAAGTGGCTTAAAGTGCTGAGGTCCATCTACCTCTATAACTGTAGATAGCTCAGGCAGGTATAGATCCATCTCATATTTTCTGCCTTCTATCATATCTTTTTTATGCAACTCGACTTCGTATCCAGCCTCAGTTAATTTTTCATAAAGCAACTTCTCTGGATTAGAGCCGTGCTTTACAGTCATCAGTAGAGCTTCTGCAGCTTTCTTCCTTAAGGCTATCTTATCTGCCTCAGACATGTTTTCCCATTGGTCTTTAGCCATCTGTGATCTGCGCTTTCTTTCCTTCTTGGTAACGCTTGACCATCTTCTTTCTAGGGAGGCGCTTATCTTATCTTTCTCCTCCTCGCTTCTTTTTTTGCCCTTTGTTGGGTGCTGAGCTCTGCCGTTTTCTAGCGCTTTTTTCTGCGCATCACTTTTGCTTCTCAGTTCAATTCCAGAAGACACAAGAGCTCGCCTAATTTTATTTGGGTAGGTATTAAACTCTTCAGCTATGGCCTTTGTGCTCATAGTCTCTTCAACATACATTTTAATGATCTTTTCTAAATCCATATCAGTTCCTCCAATTGTGTTGTGTTCCAGTCATCAACTATTCCGCATACCTCGGTGTTTGCGTAGTTTTCAACCATCTTTTTGTGAGATTCACTTCTAGTAATTATATTAATATCTGGATTCCTCAATACCGAACAGGTGTCATCAAAATCGACCGGGTTTCTAATCCATTCTAAATCCCACAAGTAAAGAAATCTTTTAGTGTTGTTCTTTGTTTTAATCAGCGCCTTAGCTGTGTCTATACTAGTGGCTATAGCTGTTCCATTAAAAGAGGAGAAGTAGTATTGATTCATAAAAGGAAAAAGAGCCTTCATGACCGGCGGGATCACTGATGTTGTATAGCAAGTAACTGCAGCTGTTCTGTTTCTAGAAAAGTTATTGAGACTATCTATAAGATAAAAAGACCTTTGCGAGAGACCCAAGTCCTCTGTCAGAACTGCCAGTTTTTTTTGTTTATTCATCTTTTGCTGTACTCCTAAATGTACCCTGACCACATATATAAGGATATATATGATATACTTTTAATTCGGTTTTGTGAAAAGCGTAGTTTAACTGCCAATCAATAGGCACGCAAAAGGTTTCCAGATACGGAATTATCTTTTTAGCACTTTGCTTATTGTAGATTATTGACGACGTAGTATTAGTGGCAGGGTGTGAGCTTAATATATAACCTTTATCCATGTCACCATATACTGCTAGAGGAGTTATGATCCCATGATCAAAAGCTCCGCCTAATAATATAACATCCCAATCATCCGGCGCGCTATTAATTATAGTATTTATATCGAAAGGATGCCCACAAAAATTACAGTCATCTTCTAAAAATAATGCAAATTCTACTTCTTGATTAGTGAACCTATTGAAAGACTCTAAGTGTTTTAGATTTAAAGATATTGACGCTAATGTCATCTTCTGATATGTGTATGGTGTCAGTCCAGCAAAGCCGTGTGGCTGTCTTGATATTTCACACACCTGACGATGAAAGTCTGGGTCATCATTATATCTAGAAAGATCTTCATGTGTCAAATCTTCTCTATCGAATTCTGTGACTAGTTCAAATTGACTAATTCCTGCAGAAGATAGTTGATCGAGAATAAACCCTCTCCTTTCACAGAGAGGGCTATAGTGCATTACATAGGTTTTATACATTTTATTTACTATAGAAATTTTGCCAATGCCTGACCATCTCTTCCATCATAGACTGGAAGGTGTACTCTGGCTCCCATCCAAAAGTCTCTCTTGTTTTCGTTGGATCGCCTTTCAAGTATTTTAATTCTTCTGGACGCATGAATCTAGGGTCTTGTTCTACATAGTCCTTATAATCCATGTTCAAACAACCGAATACTACTTCACATAACTGTCTGACTGAATGAGTTTCTCCAGTAGCAACAACAAAGTCATCAGGAGTGTCATGGTTAATAATGTCAATCATTGCTCTTGTGTAGTCCTTGGAGTGTCCCCAGTCTCTATAGGAGTCCATGTTGCCTAAAAACAACTTGTCTCTCATACCTAAAGAGATTTCCACAGCGGTTTTAACAACTTTATTTGTTACAAAGTTAGATCCTCTTCGCGGGGATTCATGATTAAATAATATACCATTGGAAGCATGTAGTTTGTAAGCGTGTCTATAATGCCTAACCAAAGAGTATCCCATAAGCTTCGAGCACCCATAAGGGCTAACAGGAGTCATTGGAGTTGTCTCTCTTTGGAACCCGTCGTCATCAACGCTGTTCCCAAACATCTCGGACGAGCTTGCCTGATAAAATTTAGCTGTGGGGCAATAGTTTTTATAGACTTCTAATAGATTGAGGACACCCTCTGCATTAGTTTTAATAGTAAAGGATGGTACGTCAGAACTAACTCTAACGTGGCTCATCGCTCCTAGATTAAAGATATGCGTAGGATTAGACTCTTTAACAACGCGCTCTAGCGAACACCAGTCCATTAGATCTCCATAACGAGTTTCGACGTGATCTATAATATGATCTATTCTTGACTCTTGGTTCTCCGCAACAGATTGCCTACGGATGATTCCATAAACTTTGTAATCTTGCTTTAAGAGGTGTTCTGCAAGATAACTTCCGTCTTGACCAGAAATACCAGTTATTAGTGCTACTTTTCTCATTTAAAAATCTCCATGTTTCTCAGGTCAGGCCAGTCTTCAATAACCCACTGTCTAGGTGGTGTGTCAATTGCTTTAGGTAGTTTTTCTAAACCTAAAGCTGCAGTTTCTGGCGTCATGTAATAATGATACCCAATCGTGTCAATGTCTTGTTCTCTCCAAGGCACTCTTGGCTCTCTTCCGTCGTGCGACATCTTTTTCAGTTTATATGCAGCCTCTGTGTCGTCGGTCAAGATCATTCCACCGCGACCCAAACTCAAATGTTTTTGAAACTGAAAGCTTAAGCACATAAATGTTCCGGGCATATAGCTGTCTTTTTTCCATAGTACGGCAGAGTCATAGATGTTAGTGTCTCCTAACTGATAATAATCCTTCCAGTTTTCTTCCCTCCACTCCCATTCTAGTCCTAGCTTGGTAGCAAGAAAAGGCACTGAAAGATATGTTCTAGCCGGTATTGTTATTTTTTCTATATTTTGATGTCGTAGACACAATTCCAAACCATGAGTACAGCAGTCAACAGCAACAGCATGTTTAGATCCAAAAAATCTCGCTACCGACTCTTCGAGCATAGGAACCATGTAGTTATTAATATTATGAGTACATGGGTGTGCATACTTAGTCTGGCGACCAATAAACTCTAAGGAATTAATAATATCAGCATCTTCTTGAGATCTTGTGAATAACATGTCGGCTCCGACTTTACGCGCCGGTATCATATTGTATTGTTTTGCATATTCAATAATGTATTCTTCTCCTACTACCGACCATTCCAAAGATAACAACGTTGGATTAATCTTATCGAGATTACAATGCTGAAGTGCCTTCTTTTCAGATCCATCAATGTCGATAGAAACAAAATCAAAATGCGGAAAACTTTCAATATTATCATCTATAATACTATTAAGAGTACGCAGCTTTACTTTATGTAAACCATTCAAAAACCCATTGATTTGACTTTTCGACCTATCTCCGTACCAAAGTTCGTAGTCTTCCTCAAAATGACTTTCTAGCTCAAGGTCAGTAGTACTAAGGGAACCCCTCCAGTTAAGAGAAACAGTTTTTTCTACTTTATCTTCGTCAGAGACTCCACATGAATAACAGATTGAGTTTGGTCTATTGTGTCTGAGTAGGAAAGCATATGATGGATGCATCTCTACACAAACACCTTTCCAGCCTGCCTTTTCAAGAAGATACGTATTACTAAAACGCTTTCCATCTAAAGAACCAACATCTAAGAAGGTCCCATTTTTTACATTTTTACGTTCAAAAAACTGACTTACGATTGAATCAGTCCCACCCTGTCCGTAGTAACGGGGAGGTTGCAAATTTTTTAGACTAATATTTAGTGGTATGTTCATTTTGGCTTGTATCCGACTCCTATAAGTCTTGGAGGAAACATGCTGTGATACACGACAGCATCATCGAAGTCTTTGAGCGCGAAAAACTTAAAGAAATCGGGGCTAAATCTATAGCAGTCACAGTCGGTATGGTTCTCATAACAACTAGTGCCATGTCCCCAATGGTCTCTATTGTCTACAACAGCGTACTCTGGCTCTCCTACAAATCCGGGAATAGCTATCATTAAAGGGCATCCGGGCTTCAAAACTCTATGCATCTCTTGTACTGACAGCCAGAACTTAGGATCATGCTCAAGCATCATCACAGTATATACAAAGTCAAAGTAATTGTCTTCATAGCAGATATCATTGCCGTTACATAGTATAACATCAAACCCATTTAGATGTCCTAAATCCTTTTCGTTAGTATTAACCGCAACGCCTTCTTCTACTGGATTGTCATGAAAATATTGCATGTTTAGAACAGCATGAGGAAATGCACTATCTCCAACGCCTAGAACCTTGCCTTTAGGCGCTATCTTAGTAACTACATCATTATAAACCGTATCTATATGTACGCCTTCCCATTTCTCTAATCTCATTTTGTTCCCTCTATATTCAAACTAATTAGTGTTCCATTGTCTTTATCCATATGCGGGATATAGGCTTGAGAGTGGTCATCGAAGTCACGATGCTCCGTATCTCTCCAGTCATATCTAGCAATGTTTTGTATACCTACAGATGATAAAAGCTCTGACAACTCTTGAAAATCATACGCTGTTTTATGATAAATGATCTTATCGCTCATCTGCATCTTACCGTAAAGTGGGCCGAGAAAACTGCTTAATTTTGTCTTATTAAGAGTATTCTTTCCCATTACATACATAATAGCCATGCACTCAAAATCTGGCACAGCTATTCTTAAGACTCCACCTTTTTTCAATACTCTCGCCCATTCGGTAAGAACATTAATAGCTTCTTCTCTGTCGAAGTACTCCAACACATGAGAGGCATATATTAAATCGACTGTTTCATCTTCATAGGGGAGCTTCGTAATATCATTGTGGTCTAAGTGTTCATAATCACCACCATCAATATGAATCCAATCATCTCCAAAATTTCTCCATCCACATCCTAAGTGAAGCTTCATATTTTTTCCCATTCTTTAATAGCGTCCTTTAAAAACATTTTCATAGAAGCTGTTTGTGTGCGTGTTAAAACTTTTTTGTAGCCAAATGGCTCTGGCGCAACTATATGGTTGCCGTGCAGGGATGTCTTTTCATCAACACAGCCAAAGTCCTCCAATTCTGCTTGTATCTTTCTGGAGTTTTCTATTCCACATTCTTGTGCTATATCATGTCTTTTATTATCATCAATCTCTATTGAAAGAAAGGTCTCAAGATTATCGAAAATATAATCATAGTTGTTCCAAAATTTTTCATATTTGATTTGTAGAATGCCGCCCCTACAATGGTCTAAGTCTTTAAAATACCATTGATATAGTGTTTTTATCCTTTTTGCATGATGTGCAAGTAAATCCTCATCAATCCCACCGAGTTCATAACCTTGTTCACAGTGGTGTACTCTAGCATACGATACCAAAACATCCAGTGGATACCTGCATGAGCTCACAATCAAAGCGTCACGGGAGTTATAATGGAGCGGAGGATGCTGTGAAGGGGCTTCGCTTTCAGGGAACAGACTATATAACACTCTACGGATAAGTGTAGAACCTGTTCGAGGCAGACTATATTGCACAATATTACGCATCAAACACTACCTTATCAGCATCTTTGCCAAAGTACGGGCCAGTCTTAAATTCATAGACTACAGTTCCGTCTTCTAGACATTCATATTTATGACCACCCCAAAAACTTATAGTACACCCTCCGGCAGAAACTATAGCCGGCTCGTCCATTTGATTTTTATCTTCGTCATAATATGTTATTTTTATCTTGCCCTTAAGCACAACCCAAGCCTCTTGAGTTGTGTCAGTTGTTCTTTCACAAGGGATATGGACATGCGGATCAAACTTCTTGCCGTCATCCATATTTATAATAGCGCACTGCAAATATTCTCCAGCGTCGGTAGCATCAAACCTACCCTCTTGGTACTCGTCAGCGTTGAAGTAGCAGTGGTAAAGCTTCTCGTCTTTATATATCTTATGCATTTAATAGCTCCTCATATAGTTTTATATCATCCTTGTATAGTTCTGAAACTATAGCTTTTGTTTCTTCGGTGTAACAATCTTCAAAGTGGCGATGGGCGCTTTTGTTAATCACAGGCACTTCATCAATTTTATGGCCATATATAATAGAGTATAGATCTCTGGTTTCCTGTTCTAAATCTTCAAATAATCCAATATGGTCGAAGTTTTCTTTTTTGCCAATTCTACGCATCATAGGCATAACGTGTTGCTGTTCTAGATAGTGCTGAGGGTTTTTGCTAGCTAGCTTGAGCCAGTCTTCAAAAGTATTGTTTGTAATATCATACTTTAACGCATCATTTGCGTCACCCGACCAGCACCCGCCAGCCTTGAGGTAATAGAAACAGCTGACCAATCTATCAAATGGGTTTCTTATTACAGTAAATGAATATCCTTCTGGTTTAGATTCTACGAAACCATGTCCAGAAGTCAGCCCAATACCGCTAAATACATGCTCCCACATCTTACCGCCAGTCTTCGGGATATGAAGAAAGAAATACTTTTTGCGGTTGTAAGAAAATTCTCCAGCCATTATATACCCTTTTTCTCTAAGAACTCTAATAGTGACTCCGGTGTTGAGTGATATGGCACCTGTCCATTTTCAAATACTGGTTGCTCTAGATATTCTAATAATTTTGTATCGTTTAAAAGCACATCGTGTATATAATTAACAGCCTCTTCGCTAGACTCAAAATCACTAACATCAATAAACGCTTTCTTGTTGAAGTCTTCACCTACATTTGCTGGTCCCCAGTATATGGGCAGACAACCAGCATAAAAAGCATGTAGTATCTTCTCACATACGTATCCTTGTCTGTCATCGTTCTCAAAACATAGGTTCGATTTAAATTTAGAAATAAACTCTATCTTCTCTAAGTAGTCACTGTTTCCCGGCTTTTCAATCATCTCTGTTGTATTTCTTAGGAAGTCTCCTCCATGTGCTACATCCATTCTTGAGGATATGTAAGGATAAAACTCTGCTCTCCTACCAAGCGTTCCAGACGCTACTGAGCAACACAACCTGTCTCTATTAGCTATCTGCCTATTAGATAACTCGTCTATTGATATATAGTATGTTGGTCCTCGATTAAGGTCATGCGCAGGAGCCCCATTCCAGTTTATTTGTGTAGACCAAAAGGGAATCCTATAGTTTCTCTCATCATCAAGATTACAACTGTTAAAAGAATAGTCACATTTACTATAGTCAGGTTCCCCTATTCTATTCATAGACTCTATAAACCAAGCTATTGTAATTGCGCCATCATGCTTGTGGGAAGTTTGGCCTTGATGCACTAAAATATCTGGGTCATGCTGAACAATCTCTACATCGTGTTTTAGACTTAGAGCTACTGTTATTATATTGTCATACAGGGGAAACCCACCCCAAAAGTTATCAAATTTAATTCTCAACTTAGATGTCATTTTTTATCAGATTCTCCCAGTAGGAAAAAGAAAGTTTCTGCATGTTATATATATTGTTGGGTATTTGTTGAATAAATTGCACAAGCTTTTCATGAGTTATTTCTCTCCAGTCATCTACGAACAAGACCGGCAAATCTAACAAACATTCGTGCGTAACATGCCTCTTTACTATTGGCACACAGCCCATATGCAAGGCTTCCCATATCCTATGAGTATCAATGCCGTTACCCCTCGGGCAAATACAAAATGCGTATTTAGATAGATTGTATACATATTGATCAAACCCCGTCCCGTTAATTGAAGGAGCAAAATCAACATCAATTTCTCCTTGCTGTATCAATCTTACTAGATCCAACCTAGATGGATGTGTGCGGGGATTAAATTGAGTGAACGGCTTAAGAAACCTTTCTGACTGCTGTTCTACGCTAAGTATTGCTGACCGCTTTGTCGGATGCCAGTGAGTGTTCTCCATTGCTATAGGAAGTGGCGATATTCTATTCGATTTGACGCACAGGTTTTGCGCGTACCAGTGTATAAGATTGTCCGGCAGAACTCTATCATCTAAATGAATCTCGATGTCACCATTATGAGTGACAAGCTTGAATCGTGTAGATGTGTTCTGTTTAATAAACACCAGCGCTTCGAGGTAGCTTTCTGAAGGCGCATACATCACCAACTCTGGTCTTTCGGGCATTTCTTGACCAAGCTCAAAGTCACAAGCTGACTGGAACTTTTCTCCGTCAACAAAATCCATATAGTCAAACCAACCTTTTCTTCATGTAGTAAGCCAGTCCTTCTGGAGAGCAGAAGTAATCATACCACGCTTTGCTTGCGTGCGAATAATACTCCATCTCTTCTTTGTTGTCCAAGATCATGTCTATAACATCTGGGAGATTACTCCAATTATTATCCACAGTTATGGTCGGTGCCACATTGTACATTGGAACAATCGGCATTTGCTGGCTAACTATTACACATCCCGCCATTGCAGCCTCAAAAAATCTAAAACTTTCAAAGCTGGCTGAGCCATTAGGCACTAAGGCTATTTTGGTATTGCTCATAACATCGGCATATTCTTCTATCGAACTTCCATTATTCCATCCTTCATACCAAAGGATTTTGCATGTATGTTCTTTTGTTTGCAAATCACTGACAGAATTTCTGAACGCCACTCTAGTATATGGATCGAACTGACCCATCCAAGACCAATCATACTTTCGCTCATGTATGTTTATTGGGTTTGGCTTAAAGCCCTGTAGAGAACAGAGTGGAAGCGGACTAACTTTCCCATCCCATTCTCTTCTGACTGAAGTAGGATTTTTCATATCAAGCATTGGGGCGTACTGTTTGAAAATGTGCGCATAGGAGTCATCTTGAGCTTCGACAGGCACACCATGCTTTTCGTCAGAAGTTGAGATCAAAACTTTAGGATATTTTGTATCTTTTGGTTTCTCGTGATCCCACAACTGTATAACGAAAGAGTAATCTTTTTCAAGTGTGTCACATAATATTTCAGCGGCTTGCTGGTATACATAAGTGTCTGGCTTGTCTTTAGCTAAGTTTATTATTTCTGACATTTTAATTTATCCGTTATAATGTTCTGATGATGGTTGCCAGCTTGAGTGCCAGAGATGACACGCCATACTCCAAGGTCTATAGTAAGACTCAATTAGTTCGTCGGTAGCTTCATGCCTGAGAACAGCTGGGAAAGCGTGGAAACTCGTTGTTGGATATATCATTATTCCTTCATCGCCCACATGTTTCATATAATGCAAGACACTCTTAGTCAAAGCCCAAGGCCCAGTCTGATAAAGCACAAGCGTCTGCGGACACTGTATTCCCCAAGGGTTATCTAATCTCATTTGACGTATACATATATCTACGATAGGATGGTTGGGCACAGCAGCTATAATTCCGTTGCCTAGCTGAACTGGCTTTTCATATAATATGCCAGCGTAAAAGCAATACTTACGATGAGCATGAGCAAAACTAGAAAGGCAGACAAAATCAGTGTCTGCATATACGCCTCCGTATCGCTTAAGTATCTCATACCTTAAGATGTCGGATTTATTGCCAAAGCTTGGCGCCTGTAAATACAAGTCTTTGTTAAACATCTGCGGCAAAAAAGTTTCTACCTTCTCGTCATCCCAAAGCCAAATCTCGAAGTCTGGATTGTAATGTTTCCACCCCTCAATAATTTCAACATACTTTTCTGGAAGCTTACTTCCCACCCATATAAAATGAATTATCTTGGGTATTTCACAGTCTTGATCGTCCCTAGAAAGATTGTTATCATAAGCGTCCCTCACCATATTCCAGTCAGGATCTTGCTTCGCAAACTGGATATCAAATGGAGAACTTTCTACTTGGCACATTTCAAAAAAACTCATACTAAACCCTCTAATATGTCTATCTCTGTATGTGGACACTCGATAAAACCAAAATGAAGTTTATTTAAGTCTATCCTAGCGCCATCTAAAAATTTATCATTTAAATCCTGTTGGCTATAAGAATACTTGTCGCCGTGAGAGTTCGCAGCCACATCTTGAACTCTATTATTGGGACTGTTTACAAAACAGCTACGGGGCGGACACGCACATACTGTTTCAAGGTCATAGATAGCCCTCTGCATCTTGCTTTCTATTACATTTGGTGTTTGGGGCCAAGCATTCTTTGATCTTGGAATTCCCTTTGTTGAGTAGTATTTGTCTAAGACTACAAGTTCCTCAAATACATTAGCTATTGTTTTAGTCTTATATATATGTCCGTCAGTAGAAAGTGGATATCCCCAATACCCTCCATATGGAATACTTGTCCAGCTCCAGTAGATGCAGTCCGTGTCTCCGTCTGATAGGAATAGAGGCATATGATCAGGTATCGTTCTCCCCGCAGCATTTCTTTTCGTTATATTTCGTCCATTCCTCAACGAGAACATAGATATATTTATAGCGTGGCCAGCCTCATGAGGCAGAGGCGTTTGAAATGCTTTATGTATGCTTACGCTGCTCCTATAAGAGGTGTAGGCTATCATATCATCTGTACACATGCAAAAGTATTCGTTTTCGCAGTCATCAATTATAGAGGATATATTTCTAAATATGCTACCCTTTTGACGGATAAACTTTACGTCAGGATGTTGCTTCATCAGTATCTCATAACCTTTATGAAATGAGGGTGATGAAATATTATATAAAACAATTATATTATCAAAAAATGCTAAATTCTCTTTAACACTATTTAGTGTGAGATCAAGCTGTAAAGCTCTATCTTTACTGAATACGGTTAAGGTAAACATCAAAGTCCTCCTTGTTTTCCATAAACCAGTCTACCGTAGCCTCAAGCCCATCTAGGAGATCTACCTTTGGTTCATAATATAGTCTTTCTTTAGCTCTGCTTATGTCTAACTGTCTTCGGGGCTGTCCATCTGGATAGCTGGAGTTAAAATATATACTACCTTTATAACCCATAACTTCTGCGATTGTGTGGGCTAGATACTTTATTTTTATCTCACCACCAGTCCCTATATTAATTGGTTCTGGGGAAATATCCTTTTCAAGAGCTAAATGCACAGCGTGAGCACAGTCTTCTACATATAAAAACTCTCTACTAGCTTCACCAGTACCCCAAACCTCCACCGCTTCTAGATCAAATTTTAAAGCCTTATAGAACTTAAGGATGAGTGCTGGAATAACATGGCTTATGGCAGGATCAAAGTTATCGTGAGGACCATACATATTAACAGGAATGAGGTTAACGCCGTTAAAGTTGTATTGCTCATGATACGATTGCACCAAACGCATAAGCGATTTCTTGGCAATACCATAAGGCGCGTTTGTTTCTTCGGGGTATCCATTCCAGATATCGTCCTCTTTAAATGGCACAGGTGTGAATTTAGGATAAGCGCAAACAGTTCCAACCATTACAAATTTCTTAACTTTGTTAAGTCTAGAAGCTTCAATAGTATTGGTTCCCATGACCAAATTGTTGTACATGAACAGTCCGGGATTTTCTTTATTTGCACCTATGCCGCCAACAGTAGCAGCAAGATGAATTACCACATCAGGGTTTTGCTTTTCAAAAAAATCAAACGTTTCCTCGCAACACGTCAGATCCACAGACCTACCTATGGGTAGCAAATTGTTGTAGCCTTGCGAACTAAGCGTGTTCACAACAGCCTTCCCTAAAAAGCCTGTTCCTCCGGTTATTAAAATTTTGTCGTCTTTATACATTAGCTGTCTTCCTAATATCGTCCCATCTGTTCAAAATTTTCGCAGCCTCTACTTCAAAACCAAAGAGCTTCAGTATCTCCGAAACCCTGTGAAAGTTTGTATGATTTGACAGAACAAATTTCTGACCTTGAGAAGCGAGCTCGTTTCTTTCTTCGGGATTATTTATATAATGATCTATCTTGCTGGTAAAGTCATCGGGTGACTCTGCAAAAACAACACCATTTCCATTAAAGATTTTCTTTATTGCTGTTACATTATCAGCCACACAGAATCCACCCGCACACAATATTTTAAAACATCTCTCATTAATATCAAAACCGTATTCATGTGCATGGGGCTCGCTCAGATTAGGAGACACCTTTGCGGACTTGAAAAGATCTTTTACTTTGTTGTCCTTTATGAATCCACAGTATTGGTTGACATGCCAAGGTTGGTTGCCAAAAATCTTAATGTTATATTTACCTACAGGGTGACACATCGGGGTGAGATACTTGTCAATTATGATACCCTTATGGGGCCAATATCCACCAACAAAACCTATGTCGCAGGCTAATGATTCATCATAAGATGATCCAGAATACTCATGAACATCTGCACACATTATAATAGATTTGGCTTCTATTCCAATGTTTTTGTATGAAGAGTGCGTTTGGTCTACAGCATCTTGAGCATAATGAATATGTACAAAATCAGGCTTGCCCGTCTCTTGCTTAAGCTTTTCAAGTATTCTTATATCTTGCTCTGATGCATGGAGGACATTGAATCTTGGGTCAGGTGCGAAGTCTCCCCAATCTCCCGATCTAAGACCTATCTTTAAATGTGGCCTTTCATAGATGCATTTAAGTAGAGGTTTATTTAGGTTATAGGTTTGCCCCAAAAACACATCTGGTTCAAAGGTATCAAACACATCAAAAGCTGGCGTCGTCTTGCAGTCCCATAGTAGCGTTTGTATACCGGCTTCGTTAAAACCTTTTAGCCATGCAGCCCTTTGAAAATAATGGGCATGCATACCGTCGCTAGAAATTAAAATTTTCATTATTCAAATCCTTCATGGAATCAATTTCCAATATTGAGTTTTCCGGAGCGTAGTGTATATTGAAAACGCCTCCTTTGTTAATTATAGCATTAAGAATCTCAAAAGTCAATAGCGACTTCATTTCTTGACTTGGTTTCTGGCATATTTGACGAAGTATGGTCATCTCCTTGTTTTTTAAAAAGGCAATTTGGCACCATTTATTCTCAAGTCCATAAGAAAATATTGTAGCTTTTTGTCTATTCTCAGTAACTCCAACTTCTTTGTCCGACATATTGTTTGTATTATCACATACAACAAATGATTTTGAATAGTCAAAGCTTTGAAAAAATTGCTGTTTGAAGTATAGATCCCCGTGAAAAAAGATAATGTTGTCTTCTTTGGTATTGTTGACTATAAGTCTAAGGGTTTCAAAACTACCAGATGTCTCATATAATTGATTCTCGACAAATCTCGCAGACTCCGATACTCTTTTCATTATCTTCCAAGGCTCGTATCCTACACCCACAATTACATCCGGTTGAGGAAATGCCTTGTTGATTACCTCTATTTGGTGCTCTAAAAGTAATTTATTTCCAACCTTAAGTAAGGCTCTAGGTTCGTGAGATTTTATTCTTGAACCTATCCCTGCGGAAAGTATAGCCACCGGAGATGATCTCGGAGTGCCTTTTATTTTATGAATAAATCTAGACATTTTGCCTCAAAATTTTAGCGTTTTCTTGAAATATATCGGCTGTCATTTTCATAGATTGGTTTTGGCCAGTCTCACGAACAAAGGAAAGAGGCTCGGGTATGTGTGTTATAATACAGTGTTTGGCTAATCTTAACCATAGGTCGTAATCTTCGGTACATCCTATGAATGCTTTGCTTCCCGGCCCGTGCAGTCTACTGTCATAAAACTCTTGATTTGACAACATTATCATCTCCAAATACTCTTTCTTAATAAGCCCTGCGCTATGAACTATACATTGGTTGTCAAGCTCTTTTCTAGAGTAAGGATACTTGTACTCGTATTTAGAGTAGTCATTGCCGTTATAGGTTTTATGGATTATATAGTCTGAATACGTTACTCCCACCTCTTTATGCTTTGTGAGTTTCGCAACTTGTTTACGAACCTTGTCACTTCGATAAGTGTCATCCGCGTCAAGAATAGCAAAGATGTCTGCCCATTCCCAAGCTTCCCATATGCCAACATTTCTGGCTGTACTCGCGCCTGAATTTTCTATATGGTAACACCACAGGTTCAGGTCGCTGCACTGAAATGACCTCATCTCGCCATTATAATATGGTTCTGTCTTCTGATAAGCGTCCGTTATGCAGGATATGTCTTCCCCTGCGTAGTCTAATAGCTTCTGGTAAGATCCATCAGAAGAGCCATCGTCTACTACATAAATTCGCATCTGACCTTCATAGTCTTGCTTCAAAGCGCTTGATATAGCATCTAAAACATAGTCTCCGTAGTTATAGTTACTAATTATAATTGCCACATTAGGAAGGGTCATTTACAAAGTCCTCCCATTTGGATACGATATTGTCGTCACTCTGTTCCATGCCATTAACACGATCAAGAAAACTGAACGGAATTTCTTCTCCTGTTTCTGAGTGGATCACTCTTTTATTGCCATCTAAAAATTTATACAGGCTGGACTGGAATACCAGACCATTTAGTCCGTCATACGGCTTAATAATTGCTGTACGGAGAAGATCTCTATTTATTCTATTATTCATTTTCTCAATGAAATCATGAGGAATATTCTGACCTATAGTAGTAACTAAGACCCAGCCATTTTTCGCAAACCCAATAGCGTCATCCAGATGATACGGCTCAACATCATCTGACAATACTTGGATTAAGTGGTACTCAGTTTGTTCAAAGTCAAAACTATCAGCTAAAATTTCCTGTATTTCTTGATTGTATGCCACGTCAGGATTAAGCACAACAACATATCTAAATTTAGATAATGTTTGTGATTTTACGTCTCCGATGGTCTCTAACAGTTTGGCGATTCCTTGCTCCTTAAATGATTTGTCAAAGATTAGGAACAGACCAACTCGTGGGACAACCTCTTCTAGTACTTCCTCTTCCTGTATAACATCTGCGCTTAGTCTATCTGCCCAAGCCTTTGGTCTATAGCAGTTGCAGAATCTATCAAATACAAAGCTAAAATTTCCATCTTCGTCTGTTTCCCCAGTCGAGTCTGGACACAACACGTCCGATCTTCCTAGCCGACATCCGATTTGTTTGGTTGACGCCTCTTGTTCTATATTGGTGATGAACACACAGCCTTTGCATCTCATCTCGATTTGGTTGCATGCTTGCTCTTTTAGATCTTCCATAGTTTTACCTCGCTGCTACAATAATGCCTTGGCATGTTTCAATATTTAGATGTTTTTCTTTAACTGTTAATCCACACTGAGTTAGAATATCGTCTACATTAGACAAATTAAGAACAGAAGCTATAGCCTGACTATCCTCAAAGAATAGTGTGTTTATATCAGATATATCTAAAGCAACTGACGCCACATTATGGCAGATTAAAGAAATATCTTTAACGTAAACTGTAATAGTCCCTCTAGTTCTTAGTTTAGATAGTATTTTCTTGAGAGCCTCACCAGCAAATGAGAAGTTAAAAGAAGATAAAAAATTATCAACTATAATCTCAGTGGCTTCAGCGTCATCAACAACTTCATCTAAAGAAGAAATGTCTTTAATCCAAGTATAGTTTTTTAAACTTGGCTCTGTGTTGGATAGTATGATTCTCATTATTATTTCCTATAATTATCTATTGTTCCGAAAAATAACTCATTCCAGTTATGTACGAATCTTTCTAGATTGTATTTTTCTTTTATTGTGTCTTGTGCATTTTGGCCCAGTCTTCTCGATTCGTCTGGATTGTTAAGCAGATACTGGCAAGATGCGCGTAGCTCATCTGCGGTATCCGCAAGCAGACCGTTCTCACCATGCTGGATTATTTCTGGAATCATGCAGTTGTTAGTGCTTACTATAGCGCATCCAGAAGCCATAGCTTCCATCAGGACGGTAGGTACTGGTGAATGGAGAGAAGTATTAAGGAAAACAGAAGAAGCCCTATATGAGCCTCTCAGGGATTCTATACTAGGGGCGGCTTCGGATAGTCCGGGACTATCGCCAAGAACCTTTATTGGCAGCGATGCCTGCATGGTCTCTTCCGAAAATCCTACTGTTTCTTTCCATAAATTCCACCCGCAGCACCAATCTCTATTTGGCCACTGGTTAACGACCGAGATACAGACATTCTCCCTTTCTTTTTCGTCATTGGAATTATCAGACCAAAACTTATAGTCAATCCCATGCTCTATGAAGGACGTATTTTCGTGGCCATATCCCCACGCAGATCTATTGTAATTGGATATAAAACTATTGTGATCAACCTCAATGCTATTGAATGAATGTATTTGGTTCTGTACATCAAGCCTTACATCTGGCAGCACATGAGTATGCCGGATTATAGGTATATTATACATGTTCTGGATTTTTTTGGCTGTTATTAACCTATCACAGCTAGTGTGGCATAATACTAAGTCAAACCCAACGTGCCAAGGTAATACATCTATTTCATGGTAATTGTCTGGTATGACTCCAAAATCTTTATTCCAAGTCTTGCCTTGGTTGATAGCATAGAAATTATGACCTGTCTTGCATAGGTTCTGCTCGTATCTTTCATGTGTGCAAAACGTCAAGATGTTTAACTTTTGCTGAGGTGTCAGTTGAGATCTTCTAATTATAGACCTTATGGATTGCTGTGTAGCATTAGCCATTTTGCAGTAACTCCTTTAATTTTCTACCTATAGATAGGCGGTCGTATTTCACAGCGCGGCTTCTTGCGTTCTGCTGCATCTCGCTATATTTCTGAGGTGAATTTTTATACGTCTCAAATGCGACCCTCATGCACGAAGCTAGCGACTCAATATCAGGCTCTACCCATTTAGTCTTTGATGTGTAGAGGCCACCAAGAGAGTCAGTAGCTCCATAGCATGGTGAAGGTCTAGAGTCAACGCTCCAACCGTAACAAAAATCATCCATGCCAGTCCCCTTAGTGTATATGACAGGCATAGCCAAAGCCATGGCTTCTAAGGCAGGTATGCACCAAGCTTCTCCAAAACTAGGCATAACAAAACAGTTGCATTTTGCCATAAGCGACTTTAGGTGTCTTTTTTCTAAATGTCCGGAAACAACTACTTCCTCTTTATAATTGTCTCTTATCTTTAAGTTTCTTTTTACGTTGGCCGCCATTGCTTCAAAATAAGATAGTGTGTCTTGTGAATTGTATCCTGACTTTGTTACTTTTAGGAAGAGATTAACAGGTTCAGACGGGTGAAACTCTGTATGGAATGCTCTGAGCAAGCCTTCAATGTTTTTTCTGTGTATCATCTCTCCAACAAAGCAAAAATTAAATGTGGACTCGATGTTATCCATAGTCGCGCAATCTTTATATCTATCTCCGTAATCTGCGATATCTAAAGATAGTGGAGCAATACTCACTGGAATGTTGACCAAACTTTTTTGACACGCCTCCGCCATTTGGCTATTAGCTACCCACACTTCATCTAATAGGTTTATATGTTTGTGCCACATACTCTCAGTGAAAGTTAGAGTTTCGGTATAGAATACGCCTATATTTTTTAAACCCTCATGATAAGAATAAAGGTTAGGTAGTGTATGCTGAATACATATATCGCACCCTTTTGTGCTATTAAGTTCTAGCTGTTTGATTCTTAGTTCATTCGCAATATGAGAATTATTAAAAGAAATAGATCTAGGTACAACATCTACGCCTGCGGAATCTAGGGCTAATATATTATTTAATGCTGCATCACCCCAGCCGGTCTGGTCATTGTAATTTCCTATATATAATACCTTCATTATCTGCTGACTCCTCCAGACATTATAGCTTCAACTTTTTCTAGGCGATAGCGTTCCCATTGATTGTTTACTTCTGCCGCCTTAATAAAACTCTCATGTGCATCTTGCAAAGTAAAGCGACTCCAAGCTCTTACATCATGAGAGCCAGTATGAGATTCACTAAAATGAAAGTCAACAGCAGTGCTGGCCATTGTACTCTTGTATGTGAGGTCTCTAACTGTTCTCTTCCAAAAATAATTTCCTATCCACTCTGGGCGCCCAAGAACATTAGCAAACAAAAAGTCAACTTGATCTTTGATTGTTGTTAAATTCGCAGGTATTTCCTTAGCTGGGTTAAACATTCTTGGCGGAGAAAGCCATGTTTTCTTCAGGTCAAGCACGGGAGTTCTGTCAAAATAGTCACCCCACTTCTGTGCCGTCGTATCCCAGCTATAGTTTTCTAACGTTGCCTGTCTCATTCTTTCGCCGGAATCAACCACAGCCTCATTCCCAAGCGAATAAAGTTTCATGAGATACAACATTGCTGCATCATTGTCTGGTATAGCTCGTAAGCATCCAGTTTCACACTCGGTGTGTAGTTTCATGACAGGAACTTTGAATGCACCAATCTTATTTCCCACCGACTCCATTGCTGAATAATCAACCGTTATCAAGGGTAATCCAGTACTGGTCGCCTCTAGTTGAGGCATCCCAAAACCTTCGCTATTAGCATACTGAATATAGACATCGAATAGCCTATAGACTTCCGCTAGATCCTCTTCAGTTGCTTTGTTATTTATTCCAATCATCTGAGATTCGTAACTTCCGCAGTGAGAACAGTGAGATATTACGTCACTGAATAGCTTTGGAGTAATTGTGCCACATTTTTTACATCTGTATGTAAATAATACCCTGTCTCCGATACCGTATTCATGAAGAAGTTGCGGTATTTCCCAGCCTAAATCTGGATAAGCGGTGTGGCAATATAAGTAGGCGTTGTTTGCTTTGGTTGCATCTAAGAAGTTTGCGAATACTTCAAATAAGTCTGGGTAGAGCTTTCTCCTTTGGTTTCTCATTACCGTACCTATAACGAAAGAATCTGGATCTATACCTCCAAGCTTCTTGTGTTCACTTTTGCTTTCCGGTGGATGAAAAACAGGACTTGCGCAAGGTGATGCGACATCTATAAAATTCATTCCATCCGACTGCCCTAGCAATACATCCCTACCAAACTCAGAATATGCAAATACTGCATCTGCGGATGAGTACGTATCTACCCATTGTTTGTTTTGAGGGCGAGCGTCAACAGCCGGCATTATTGCCCATTGAAAGAAATCTCGGAAAAGCGTACGACCAACGAACTCCAACATCCACCAGTCTCTTATATCCATAACAAAATCTGGCATAAAGTCAATCAAAGTTTCGTTAAACTTGAACTCCCCGAATTCACTAGAAGGACTTGATTTATATACTTCCCACTCCGGACCATTTTTTAGTGGTTGATTAGCTATAATTTTCCAAGGTACGTTTTGGCCATCAGCCTCTTCTTGTGTGACATAGCAGGCTAACTCAGCTATTTCAAAATTAGGGTTTCTGCTAAGTCTACCTAAAACTTCTTTGGTATACACGGAGTAGCCGGTGGGTAGCCAGTGGGCTTCGGTGCAGATTAGTATTTTTTTTCTTCTCATTCTTTAGATCTTGTTTAATCCTGAGTACATAAAATTATAATATTCATTTTTGGTCAGGCTAAGATTATCGCAAATCTCTTTTCTTGAAAGCCCTAACACCTTCATATGCAATAAGTTTCTTTCGAGAGGCAATAGCTTTTTTGTATTGTCTATCACGTTTTTGAATTCCATAAAAGTATGGTCATCATTATATTTAGGTGAAATATTTGAAATCAATTCTACGGACTCAGACCATCTTTTTTCGCTCTTTAGGAATCTTAGTAGATGATTTCTAACACAAGAAAAAACATAGGGTTTTAGAGGGCCTACTTCCTCGTCATAATTTTTTATTGCCTTAAGTGCGCCTAAATACGCTACCTGTAGAAGATCTTCAAACTCATACGAATCTACGGAGTTACTAAACTCAGTGACCAGACAAATAATTATATCTAAGTTGGCCTCCAAGCTCAATTCATCATTGTTCATTACTAGGTTCTTTTCCATGAAACACCTTAAAGCTTTGCATTCTAAAGTTTACTTTTTGTTTTGAATTTCCAGTCGAGTCTGTCCATTTTTGTTGTCTGGCACAGCATTGAACAGCTACCATATCGCCCTTTTTACACATTTTCTGTATTGTTATAGCTCCCGTGTCCCAAGCCTCGAACTCAAAAAAGTCAACTCTTTTCTTCTTGTTTCCCTCTTTGTCTTTTCTATGCTCTTCCACAGCTATTGAAAATGTTGCCAATTTCGTAGATCCAACATCTTTTAATTCTACATCAGATGCTAGTCTACCTACAAAGTTACAGTTATTCATTGTGTCTCCTATCCAAAGTATGTATAAAAGATTATAGCAAACTTTTATGCTTGAGACACTTTGTTAATGATCAAACTTGTATCTTTTTTCTTAGAAACTTGTCCGAATGCTATTACAGTATTACCTTCGTACAATATACCCTTGAATTCTTCATACGCATCTGGGAATACTATAGCCGAGTCTAGCGTAGCTGTGCTATCTTCTACTGATAGGAACGCCATGATCTGTCCCGGATTTTTCCCATTCTTAGTTGTGTATTCCCTAAGAGAGTTCACATGCAGGACAAGCGTTACCTTACCCGTTTTACCTGTTAATATTTCTTTACATGTAGAGTCAACTATTGAGCTTTGGATAGAATCGGTTTTTGAAAATGTTAGAGATGTACCCATATACTTTTTTTCTGTATCAGCTATCCAGTCTGGATGATCGGATATATCAAAAGGAGGAGACTCAACAACATTACGAACATCAAATACCTTGATTAGTCTATTTGAGTTTATTTTTAGATTGTTTATCATATTATCAATGTTTTGAACCAAAGATGCTGTGTCTAGATAGTTTTCCGACAGCCATTCTCTTTCCCTAGAAGAAAGATTTCTATAGCTCTTGTATTCATAAAGCATTGCATTTCGGTGCTTTCTATTGTTTGAACCATTAAAGGCTCCAACATTTATAAGAGACTCCATACATGTCTTATTTATCTTGAGGCCAAAATTGAATAACGTATCAGCCCATGTAAACTCTGAAAACTGCTTGTCTAACCTTTCCTCAAGATCAGGTATAAGCGACAGCATTTTATTTGCCTCTGACCCACCAACGCCCTTAACGCTAGTAATCCCAAAATATATTGTGTTGTCTTTGGCTGTAAAATCTTCATAAAAATGGCCCAGTCTGGGTGGCAAATTTTCTATATCGTACATCTTAGAATCAGAAACCAGCTCTTTAATTTCTAGTTGACTATCTGGTTTTCTTTCAGAGTGATTTAGATAAACCTCAAAAAACTTTACCTTTCTGTAATGTTTGCAGTATGCGCTCCTGTAGGCGTTAACAGCATAAGATACAGCGTGAGACTTGTTAAACGCATATCTATTTGACTTTTCGATCCAGCTAAAGATTTCTTCCGCAGTTTCTTTTTCTAATCCTCCAACAGAAACGGCCCCCTCAAGGAAAGACCCTTTGATCTGGTTCATTAAGTCTGCCTTTTTCTTACCGATGGCCTTACGAAGACTATCCGCTTCCTTTAAATCAAATCCCGCAAGCTGCTGTGCAATCTTCATGGATTGCTCTTGATACACAAGAACCCCATAAGTCTCTTCAAGGATTGGCTTAAGACTTTCATGTAAATATTTGACTTCATCAATACCAGCTTTACGGTCAACATAATGCTGTGTCATTGATTTACCTTCGGTAAAAGCCTTCAGACATCCGGGCCTAATCAAAGATATTAACGCTGCTAATTCTTCAATGTTGCGAGGACGCACCCTTTTAGCCCACGATCTGCCAAGCTGTGACTCTAACTGAAAGACACCTTTTGTTTGTCCCTCACAAATTAAATCCCAAACACCAGAGTCATTATAGTCATCAATATTAAACGTAGAATTCGCCATTTGCAAATGCTTTCTCAAATTTGGTTTTTTCCGAAATGTTTCTCTGGAACTTTAAAAACTTAATAAGTATATTAGCTGTGTCTTTAACGTCCTGTAGCGCGTCGTGAGCGTTCTCCTTGCTTTCTTCAGGGAAGCCCATATAGTCTCTTAGAAAGTCCATGCTGAGGCTCTTGAAGTCCTTATTGTTCTCAGTCCAAGAGAATACCATATCCATCAAGTCTAACTTAAAGATCGGATTGAACACAGTTTGGCGACCTCTTGAGTCAGTAGTCCCGTGCATGTCACACATACGCTGAACGATTGGCAGGTCAAAACCAATGATATTGTAACCGGCAGCAATAGGAGCAGTATAAGATGTGCCTCTAAAATTAAACTTATTACAAAAGTCTTCAAACTTCTGCCATACCGTTTTAGGTAGGGGCGCCTTGGCTAATGCTTTACGTGTCTTGCCTGTGATGTCAAGAGCTTCGTCTTCTATAGGATCAAAGCCTGCCTCAATCGCTTTTTTGTCATCTAGAATGGGGCGGATTTCGCTGTTAAAGACTCCTCCGGGTTGAACCGTCAGCTTACGACCATGAAGGGCGATAGCTGCGATTTGCGTTGGCTGTGTCTTGTGTGGATTTCTAGATCCGGTTTCAAAGTCAAAAACAATTATATCTCTGTAATTCATTAAGATCTCCTCTTTAGTTCTAGAAACATGCAGACAGCATCATCAACATTTTTGTATATTTTACTGAACTTATGTTTCTTTGAGTGAACCTGATATGTTCGAGACATACCAAGTCTTGAAGGTAAATATGAGCCTAAATTGCATAGGCTAATATCTTTGTATTCAATAGCGCATCCTGAAAACAGGACAGACTTATAGTCAGCTGTAACATCCATTATTCTTTTATCTCCATTATTTTACTAAGTAGGTCAATGCCCAATATATCAAATTTAACATGTCCCTGTTCTTCAAGGTCTCCCATTTCAAAACCAGCAACAAGGTTGTTGTTTTTATCTTGCACCATCGGGCAAACTTGAGTTAGTTTATTCGATGATATGATTACTCCAGCCGCGTGTTTACCCTGCGACTTGATCGTTCCCTCTATGTCCATAGCCTGCTCAAAAACCAACGACAAAGGACCCACAAGATCGTCTTCGCTGTTCAACTTACACCATCTATCCAAAACTTCAGGCTGATATTTTAGTGTCCACTTTATCAAGGATTTCTCTCCGCTTTGCTCAATCAGGTCAGAAACATCGGCTTCATTAGGAATGTTTTTGGTTACATCGTTCATCTCTCCGAAAGAGACAGTGCTGTTTATACGCATGATTTCTTTAAGTGCAGCTCTACCCTGCAGCTTATTAAATGTAATCATTTGTGATACGTTGTCTTGCCCATACTTTGATTTGATGTATGTTATTACCTCATCCCTGTTTTCTGCAGGTACGTCTAAGTCAATATCAGGGAGCGATACGTGATCTTCGGTATTACGTCCAGCGTTGTAGAACCGCTCAAAAATTAAATCATACTCAATCGGGTCAATTTCAGTAATACCAATCAGATAAGAAATCAGACATCCTGCAGCGGAGCCTCTTCCGGGGCCCGGAAGCCAATTCTGAGACCTTACATGGTTGACAATATCCTGAACAATCAGAAAGTATCCAGAAAGCTTAGCTTCAAATATAACATCCATCTCATTTTTGATTCTGTCGAGATACTGTTGCTTTCTAGTTTCGTCGTCAATCTTACCAGTCTCAGTAAGCAATTTACGCCAGCCGTCCCTACATAACTGCTTTAGATATTCGTCTTCTGTGTAATCATCGGGACAGTCAAATTCTGGCAACATTGGAGCGCCTAAGATGTTATACTCTTCACATTGATCCGCTATCTCTACACTAAGAACAATCTGCTCACTTGTATATTTTTCTTCAACTTCTTGCATGTTTGGCAAATAAAAACCGTCTGAGGAAAAGAACGGTTTTAGATGTTTGAACGAGTCTAGTTTGGATTTGGCTTTAGACATTGTTGTCTTCATGCCTGAACACAATAATATTCTGTGTACCTCCGCTTCGGAAGGCTCAACATAGTATGTAGAATATTGCTTAAGTCCATCAACGCATATTAGATTCTCGTCAAGCGAAGACTGTATAAGTTTATATACCACATCGTCTTCATACATATTCTTTTTTGACACCAAGTCAATTAACGCATACCACCCTTTTTTGTTCTTAGAAATGAGAGTCTTCTTCTTGCCGTTATCAAACTCTAAAGTGCAACCAATTATAGGTTTTATGCCATTCTTTTTGCACTCTTTGTAGAATGTAACAGCTCCAGAAATAGTATTAATGTCTGTAATAGCACAAGCTGTGTACCCAAATTCTTTGCACTTTTTAGCTAGCTTGTCAGGTTTAGAGAATCCTCTCTGAAGACTAAAATGCGTCTTCACATTTAATGGAACCCAATTCATGTCAATATGTCCTAATGTTAAAATTCATTCAATTCTGAGATAGCCACATTATGGCAGTCTGCTCTAACAACAAAGCCGTTTGACGGATCTGTTTGTCCCTTAGTCAATTTGCGAGCCTTTTCAAAATACTCGTCGTGTCCCATCCAGCCTAAAACCCAAGCTCTGCCCCATCTCTTATTTTTGTTCTCGATTCGGACAAATACATAACGGTCACACTTTTGTTTAGTGTTAAAGTTTGCTACTGAGCAATCGTAAAACGGTTTAGGTGCTGAGGTACATCTCTTTGTTTTTACATCATACTTAGTCCCATCTTGTGCAACCAAGTCGTAATCATATGTGTTGTTTATTGTACCATTGATAACAACATTTGCAACCTCTTCACCTAAAAAGCCTGCGATATTTCCATCGCCCTTCATGATGGAGTTCTTAATCACTCCCATCTCTCTGGATTTTGCCCAAGCTCTTTTCTTCATGTCGTCTGTAATTTGTACTTCTATCATTGTATCTTGTTCCACACATACTGAAAATCTAAATATTCTGGAATTTGAAAATTCTTATTTACGAGCCACCAAGAGCAGTCAGGCGTAGACTCTACCTTAGCTTCTGGAATTTGCGCAAAGTAATTATCAACCGCTCCGTTCACGCCAAAAAAGCCTCCGCCATAATCATGCCCAGCAATCACGCCGCCCTTCTTAACTTTTGGAATCCAAGAAGTTATATCCTTCAAAACATTAACAAGGTCATGTGCTGCGTCAATGAAGACAAAATCTAAAGATTCATCTTCGTAAAGCTTAGATGCTTCCACTGACGCAAGTCTAATAGGATTGATCACATGTGAAACCTTTTCAGTGTTTTTATTGAACTCATCAAATAAAGTTCCACCGATTATACTTGGGTCACCTCTATGCTCAGTAGAACCAAGCCAAGTGTCTACTTGGTCATACTTTATCTCTTTACCACTATTTATAATTTCAACACCCATACACGCAGTGCTTTTGCCCTTAAAAGAGCCTATCTCTACAAAATGAGAGCCGCTATCAAATTTTCTTACCATTTCTTTATATTTAGAGACATCAGGTTCTCCCCACCATCCCTCTACATCTTGATAATAGTGTTCCATCTTTTTTCTTCCTTTATCCGGGCGCTTCGTAGTATCCAACATCAAATCCTTCTCTTGTGCAATTTTGTACTGTATCTAACATTCCAAATTGATCTAGGTGGTCACTAACATGTTTACACATACTCTCATTAGTTCCGGGCCAATCTTTTTTGCAGAAATCACAAAGCTTCTGACACTTCCAATGCGCCTGATTCCTAGATAACATTTTTGGTCGTGTTGTTTTCTTAATTTGTTCAAACCTATCTTTAAGCATACCTAAAAACTTTTGTCTGTCACTTTCCTCAAAACAAATGCTAAATGGACCGCCGTCTCTAATAAAATATATCGACATGATTGCATCTTGATATTCAGGAAAAAGCTTAGAAATAGCATAATGATAGAGCATTAATTGCGGGTCTTTGCATAGCTTCTCATATGTCTTCTCTTCACCTGTAGCCCAATTTAATCGTCTTCCAGTCTTCCAGTCAATAACCTCTATAACGCCGTCATCGACTTCGGTTACAAGGTCAATAGTGCCCTTTATTGCTAGTTGCCCTTCTATGACTTGTCCGTCAGGCATTTTGTATTCATACTTAGCCCAGTCTTCCTCAATAAGGATGTCGAACTGCGGCTCTGCGGCTACTATATTTCTTTTACGGGGATCAAAATTGCCATCGTCATAAGTCAAGCCTTCCCAAGTTGTCTTATCACAAAACTTGTAGTCAGCATTTGTGTAGTGATGGCTACAACTTCCGGTATAGTGGTCGTAGCTACGCTTAAGGATTTCGTTTACAAATTTCTTTGTTCCGAGTCTACGTTTTGTAAACTCGACCTCTCCGATAGCGTCATCCTTAAGCAATAGCTCGCCTTTATCCTGTAAAATCTTTTTGCATCCAGCAAGGACTTCCATAACCTTATGAACAACTGTACCTAGCTGGGCTTTCTTGCCAGATACTGTCTGGTGGCCCAAAACATAAGTCATAAAATACTGCATCTCACAGTACTCAAAATTGTTGTAGCTAGAGCTACGTATATATGTTACTAACATTTTATTCCTTAATCTTTTGTATGCCGCCGACTAAATTGTCTGGGTCTTTTTCTTTAGGCTTCTCGATTACACTACCGAGCCAACCCCAAGAGTTCATAAGTTCTACAATCTCACCGTTTGTCTCTTCGATGGTTAATTTAGAATTGTCGATGATCGCATCACACCCCTTAAGTTTATCCACAGAGGTTTCACTAGAGTGGCCATCGGAATCTAAACCTCTAGTAAGTTTAATTATTTTTCCTCCCGCTCTCTGTACGGCCTCCACCTCATTTTGGAATCGACAATCTGAGATGAGCGCCAAGGCAGGAGACTCATTGCTAATGCTAGATAATGTTCTATCAGTCCATATGCTTGGATGTATGTATCTAAATACATCTGTTCCAACATACTGCATAAACTCTCTAGCTGTCATCTTATCTTTTTTCTTGCCTTTATATCCGGGCATGTCTGACCACCTAAACCAAGTAAGCTGATTCTTGTCTATATCAGAGCCATAACACTGGTCTTTACTGAGACCAAATAAACCAACGCATATTTCTTTAAGCGCCGATGCGAAAGAGTAATGCTTAACAAAGGGCCACATGTTTGACGCTGCCCACAAACTAAAATCGTGGTCTGTTCTAGTGACATCTAGGGCGCCCATTGTTTTTTGAGCTTGTCCAGATGCGTCGAGCATCATAGTGTCTACAACTAAGCAACCTTCCTCATCCAGACCGAAATCTTCGACCAAATGGTATGACCTCAACTGATACCCATGTAAAAACGAGCAGCATGTATTCTTGCCAGATTGTTTCTTGCCGGCAAAGGCAATGATTTTTGTCATTATATTACTCCGTCCAATTCATCTATAATTTGTGTTTGTATTTGTTCTACCGTCATGTCTCCAACATCTTTTTCTGTGATTTCAGGACGGTAGTAATTGAATCTTCTTCCGCATTTAGCAATTATCTGTTCAGCAGCTCTACAGCCGGCATCGTCGTAATCAGTTAATATAACTAGATTAAGTGCTCCACTTCTCTCCAAAAGTACTAGTTGATCATCACTCAGGTTAGCTCCGAATATACCGACTGTATTTGTAATTCCAGCCTCGTGCATACGCCATACATCACCTTGACCTTCAACTAAAACTGCTGTTGATGTAGAAAGTATCTTGTCTTTCGCCACATTGAGGCCATATAGATATGAGCTTTTCTTAAAGCCTTTGCTATGCAACCACTTTGGTTTCATGTTATCATACTTCGCTCTTCCTATGCAGCCAATGTAATTATATCCTTCATCATAGATTGGGACAACAACTCTTCCGGACATTGGTCTGCTTTTTTTGTTGCAGGTTCCTATATCAAATGTCTTGAGGATCTCTTGCGTGTAACCTCGGTTAATATAATATTTTGCAGGAATGTCAATGCTCTCTATTACAGTTGCTCTATCTATAGAGGATTCTGTTCTTTGTGGGCTTCTATCAAAAATATCCAAGAGTTTAATGTCATTGTTGGTTTCTATGTCTTTGACAAATTGTAAGTCATCACTACTTAGCCCAAGAAATTTCAAACAGAATTTTACCGTCTCTTGAATACTGACTGTTGTGGCCCTGTCATTAGAAAGCACACCTCGCACAAAACCAAATAGATTCCTGCCGAAATCTTCTTGACAGTTGTTAGTCCAACAATTCCAGTTTCCTTTAGCTGTATTCCCGTCAGTAAAGATACTGCACCCCTCTGGGTTATCTCCACCATGTATAGGACATGCAAACGCATACCTATTTGGGTACTCAATATAGTCTATATCAAAGTATTTTAACAGTGCATCCAATTTTGTAAATAGCTGGTTAGACAGCTTCAATATCTGCTGGTTGTTCACCTGCTGAGTCGAATCCATTATCCCTAATCCTAGATTTAGTTTTCAATTGATTTCTTGTCTGGCCTTCTACTAGCTTGCCAAACTTTCCAAACATATTCATATTTATGTAATCACCGTCATCAAGTCCTGCTCCATGTCTAGCAACAATCGGAACAAGTTTTCTATTACCATTGTCTTCATCGTCATCAGCAATTTCTTCGTCGGACTTCATCTTAAAGATAGTAAAGCTCGTACATAGCCATATAAGCCTGTCAGATCCTGAAACAACGTCTGTTGACTCTTTTGTAATTCCATCTCTGTTTAACTGCACAAAGCTTAGGCAGGGGACATCATACTTAACACAGAAGTTATGAAGTTGTGTTATTTGAAACCCCAACACTTGGAACTCCTGCATAGAGTTAGAAATACTGGAAGAGTTCATTAGTTTCAGGTAGTCATAAATAATTAAACAATCTTTTGTTCTGCCGTTCTCATCAAAACCAACCTCTTGGTAAATCCATTTACGCATTATACTCAATATATTCTCGAAAGGTTGTCCCGCAATACTCACATAATGATAAGGTATTTCAGAAAGTTCATCCGCAGCACACTCAATTTTTTCAGTATTAAGATTGTTGCTTGCAAAATTTCCGCTGGCGATATTATTTATTTCAACACCGCTAATGTTTGCCAGCATACGATTGAGGTGGTCTTCCTTTGACATTTCTGTATCTAGCATTAACACAGGGATATTTAGGTTCTTAGCGACATGCATAGCTACGGCGTCACCAAACATAGACTTACCAACCTTTGGGCGAGCAGCGACAAGATCCACGCACTTTCTTCTTAGGCCACCACCGATTGCCTCATCATAGGTAGGGAAGCCAGTACTAATTCCCATCATTTCGCTCTGGTTGTCTTTCAAGAACTCGATATACTCTTCCAGTTCTCCTCCGATAATTTCCGGTTTGTTATCAGATGTTTGATATATTTTAGCCGTGGCATCAAGAACGGGAGTCTCTACGATTGAGATGATGTCGTTTATATCTTCATCTCCAGTTATCTTTTCAATTCTAGAAGAGCAGATACTAAGCGTCTGCTTGACATCCCTAGCCACTTTAAGTTTAGCTAGCTTCTCGGCGTGAACTCTGACATTTTCTTGATGTATTGGAAAATTGAACAAAGACCGCAAAAAGCCTATCTCTTCCTGATTGCTGATATTAGCGTATAAGTCGAGTTGATTCGCTGCAGATAGGATTGAAGCTAACTCAGCTCTCTGCGTATCCTTTAAAGCCTTCTTAACACAATTAAATATAATCTGATTCTTGTCATCTACAAAGTAATCAGTGTCAATGTAATCAATATCAAGAAGGACATCTATCCCATATTGACAAAGGCCTGCAAGCACAGCTCTTTCTGCAGCTACGTCTTCTAGCCTCCGCTTATTTTCTTTATTTCGTACCATAATAATCCAATGTTAGCCATAGCATAAGAAAACCACATAAGCGCATGTGGTTGATCTTTTTGCCTAATACAAGAAAACCCAACAATAACATACATCACTGCAGAGACAGCGATAGCCGTCATACCAAAAGTCATTTACATACCTCTAAAAATATAGAATCCCATACAAATAGTAGCACTCAAAAAAACACCAAGTAAAAAATCTTTCCACTCTAAAGTAATTGCTTTTTTCATTATCCAAAAAATCCTTTGATCTTAGTTAGAATATCACCGCCTCCAAAACCGCCTTTGAAGATAACTAGGTATGCTACTATAGCACCTGCAATGATAAAAAACAACCATTTTCTTTTAGATGCAACCGCATAAAACTTTTCTTTTAGTGCGTTCAGCTTCTCTAATCGGTATTCTCGTCTTTCTCCGACCTTTTCTTCTCTACGTTCCTTCCTGTCTTCTTTTTTAAGTTCCTTTTTTGATTTAATAGAGTCTTCAGCATCCTCCTCTGTATTGTAGCTAGCCACCTCTTTGTTAGTATAGCTACCATCTTCACTCTCTATTTTTTCGTAGACGACGAACAGTCCGTTTTTTTCTAAAATACTATATTCTTTTTTGTTAAATAAAGGCATTTACTTCCCCGTGCTTCCGAAGCCGCCATCTCCACGATCACTATCGTCAAGACTGTCAACCTCTAAAAAATTAATATCTTCAACTTTCTGTACAATTAATTGAGCGATTCTATCACCCGGATGAATATGTACTAGTGTATCTGATGTATTGAACAGGCACACTTTTATTTCTCCCCTGTATCCGGAGTCAATCACCCCAGCAAGAACATCAATTCCATTGTTAACCGATAAACCAGATCTTGGCCAAATTAACCCACAATAGCCATCAGGAATAGCTATACATATATCTGTAGAAACCAGTCTTCTTTTATGCGGATAAACTGGTTGCGATGTGCCGGAAGCGTACAGATCCCAGCCAGCATCAGACTTATGTGATTTGGTTGGCACTTTAGCCTCTTCGCTTAACAGCTTAACTTTAATCATATTATCTAATCCTATTATTTAAGCAGGTATCACACACAAAAAACTCTCTACTGTGAACCTTGGGTACTTTAAATTTTTTCCCACACTCCTCGCATGTTTGCGTTACGTCTCTAGACGCGCCTCTCCTTTGTGTTGGGATAAAGTCTGGAGTTTCTATATCGCTATGCTCTGTCCCGTCGTCAACAAAAAGGTTCTCTCCGCGAGATACTTCATTTACTGCTTGAGACTTTTTCTTGGAAGCTCTTTTTTCTACAGTAAACTGAGAAGTGTCAATGCGAGTATCTGAAACCTCAACTTGTGGTTCAGGTTCTGGCAATGAAACGTCTTTGACTATAGCATCAACCTCATCTTCCAATAGAGCATTAGCCATTCTAATCAAGTCGTCGTCATTTAGCTCAATAGCTTTTTGTAATAGCTTTTTTGCGGTATCTATAATGCTCATTAGTATCCTCTTCTTTTGCCTATGTCTTGTAAAACAGACGCCATTCTTCTAACATTTTCGGACTTTGATTGCAGGCGGTTTAATCTAGCTTCTGCAGATAATTTAAGTCTATACAGCTCTGACGCCAAAGGGTTTTCTTTAACAGCAGAGTGATATCTAACTTCCCATTTTGAGTACTGGCCGCCATAGTTGTCCATCTTGTCTGCAACAATAAACCAAATGCTATTGGAGCAGAAGTCGAGAACGGTTCTCTCTTTATTATGTAATGTTTGTATGTATTCTGCATGGGCAAAAAGCACAAAGCTATGAGAAAGTGCTGTCTGAGGGTCTAAGTCTTGCACCTGCTCAGATGTCAACTGCATTATGCCCTCGACCTCTTCATTTATATCGGCTAATTCCGCATGCCTATCTTCAATCCAATCATCTACATTCTTCAAAAATTCTGTAAGTTTTTGTTCGTTAGTCAAGTTTGCTCCTCCATTCTTCTATAGATTCATTATATGACAACACAACAAGAGTTATGTCATTCATTTCACACCAAGCTTTCTTATCGTTATCTCTAGCTTGGGCTTTGAAAAATGCCATTTTGTCCTTGTGAAAAAATGAGTTAAATTCATAATGCTGTTGGCCATGAATCTCTACTATCAAATCTCTATTGGGGATATACAGGTCTGCGTAAAGAAGTGTCTTTCTTGATCCTGTTTTTGTTCCCGGAAGGGTGACTTCTTGTAGAATTCTATCATACGGGTAAACCTTTTTCAAGAGGGTTTTGGCTTTTTTATGAAAAGAAGACCTATTTTTTTCATCAACTGAGGCCTGACTTCTTGTTGGATTCCAAATCCAAGTCTTGCCATCAAGTCCTACTACATTCATACTTTATCCTTTCTAACAATCCCTCAATGTTTTCTTGTCTCAAAAGCTCTACATCCTTATATTTGTAGTTAGGATTTTTAAGAAGAAACTTGCACATCTCCACAGGAAGATTTTCAGCAAATTTATATGGATTCATTTTGAGCATTGGCCATATACGGGAGAATATATCCACACAAAAGCTGCTCTGCACTATCGGAATACAGTTGCACAATATTGATTCCCAAGTTCTAAACGTATCACACGCATTTCCTTCTGGAGAAATACAAAACCTATGTTCGGATAACATCCTATAGAACTCTTCTCTTATAGGCATTGCTTCTGGTGCAAAATGTGTGACATAATCGAGCTCTTTGATTACTGCATTTAAAGACTCTCTACTATGGTGCGTAATATCAAAACTTGACAGCACCAAATTCTGTTTGCTCTCACCAAAAACTAATTTATCGTGAAAGCTTTTATCTGGAAATGGCCCAATAGGAATTGGGAAAAGGCGCTTATTTGTAGAAGAAGAAACTATTGGCGATTTTAGGTTGGTCATAAATATATTCCCAAAATGAGAGAAGAGCGAATCCAAGTCAATAGGAGCCCATCTATCAAAATCAGTACCAAACCAATAGTGGTTTTCTAGTCTAGTGCCTCTTCTACTTTTAGAAGCTCTATTATATCCCCTGTAATCAAAGTGAGCTGAAAAATCATCGCAGAATACTATCAAGTTTTCTCTCGGAAGATCAGCAAAGGAAATATTGTTTACCTCACAGGCGTTCTCTAGGCCTCGTAAGCTAAAACCCAAGACTCTCGTAAGACATGTGCGAAAAACATCGCCGTCTCCAGCCACATGCCCACCACGCAGACCAAAGAAGCATCTAGTTGTCTTGTCGTCTAGAATATCTATAGGACTGTATATCTTATTTTGCTGATTAATATTACAGTGCTGTTGTATATACATTAAAGCATTAACCTAATTTCTTTCTCTAGTTTGTCAACCACTTTATCATTTGACAAGAAGAAATTATATAGCTTTTCTTGTCCTTGAAATTTAACAGATTTAAGCACGGCTTCAGTGTCTTCTATATTGATTTCTGGTTTTATTTCTTTTACAATGTCTGTATGGGCTACCATAAACTCGCATGTGAACCAAGCTCCAGCCTTGCCAATAAGACCTAAGTCTAGACCGAGCATAATGAGTTCTTGGATTTTATCTATGCCGTGCCCATATTTGATCCAGCTTTGACACTCTGTTCCGGGCGAACCCATAGATGAGCAAACAACCTTCCAATTAACAGCCTGTCCAACTTGGCGGTCAGCTTGAACCCAAGGGCTAATTGATTTAACTTCCATACGTGTATCAGCTTGATACTGAATCTTTCGTCCACAGTCTGGCATCCTTGATGCTCCATAGCCAGAGGTGTTGGCGATGAAGTGGGTAATGATAATTATAGTTGCTCGCTGGTTTGGCACAATCTGTCCCATCTTCTTACAGAACACCGACAAAATTTTTGGTAGTCCAGCCCGTCCGGGAGTCATATCTCCATCTAGTTCTTTGGCTGGCATAAGAGCAGATGTCGAGTCGATAATACAGACACAACCTTCATTTTCTTTTGCGCTAACTAATTTAACCGCAATATCTAAAAAGGTTTCTGCACTCAAAGGCTCATCTTCAGAATGGATAACCTGCATCTTTTCTTTGTCGAGACCATCAACGCCAAGCAGGTTCATTTCTTTGAGTCTACCTTCGGCATCAAGATATATGATGGGCCTTCCCTCTTTCTGGCAGTTCGCTGCTATCTGTAAGGCGGTTGTGGTCTTGCCGCATTTAGGGTCTCCTGTAAGGATAACCCAAGATCCTTCCTTAATACCTCCGCTAAGAGATAAGTCTATAGAAGGGCTTACGGTTATAACTTTGTAATCCTTCCTCTTTTCTAATATCTGATTTCCGGTAGATATAACATTTCCGTATTTCTTAATAATATCCTTAACGAACGCAGGATCATTCTTCTTTACTCTTGCCATTAGAGCTCCTTAATTTTGAAAAAAGTGTTTTCTTTCCGTATGTTTTTCTGGGTTTAGAGTTCACGCTTTCCTTGCGTATCTGCTTGGGCTCTTTTATAGCCTCTTTTTTTCTGTTGAGAAAATATGCGTGCTTTTGGATTGCTTCTTTAACCCATTTTGGCATTGCAGAGTAAACTTTTTTATTTTTGTTTATTATATAATCAAAAACTGCACGCTCGCCAAACTCAGACATCAACTTACTAACAGACTGTACTTGTCTTGTATAAGCTGATTTTTGGGCTTTGTTCCAAAACTTATACGCAAGAGAGCCCTTGTTTTCGGACTCTGCTTTGCGCTGTATAAGTATTTCTGCAATGTATTGAGCTGTAGTACAATACTCACCCGTTGAGGGTGACTTGAATTTGCTCGTTTGACTTTTTTGTTTCGCCATTTCGCCAAATCATAAAAGAAAGATTTTCTTGTGTGATATTTCTAGTCTGAACAAAATCTACAAATTCGCATTCAGGCCAGCTATATTTTTTAATGTCAACTTGTTTTAAATTTTCATTCAATAGACCAAAGGTCAGGTGCTGATAAGAAGGGCCATCTCCTGTGGTCATATCTATGTCTTTTGAATAACCTCTAGCAATAAACACACCATCAAGGCCGTCTTCATCTTCATATACCACTTCTTCTGGCGCTCCAATCACTATGGATTGAATCTTAACTATATTCCTGCCAGACTCTTCGCAATATTCCTGCAATCTAGCCCAAGGGCTTAGGGCTAGTCCGGGCCTCTCATAATCACCCCAGACAACAGTATCATCGTCTAGTGTGCATTTCCAAGTCATGGAAATGTCCTCCATGATTAGCTTTCTGATATAGTCATCTCTGACAGTACATATCATTTTTCGTCCCTCTTTATTTCACAAATATAATCTTTCATTCTGTCTGGCATAGCTCTGACAGTCTTTTTCTTGTTTTCATCTCCCGCCATAGATGCCCCTTCGGTCATTGCCGTAGATCCATATTTTTCATTGCGAGCAAACTGATCGCCAGCCTTTGGTGGAGACCATTCTCCCGCCTGTCCAGAATCTTCCTGTTCAGGCTTGATTTTTGTGAGGTGCTTATTAACAATACTCTCAGACCTATCTAAATCTTTAGCGATAGAATCTGGGCTCTTCGTTTTGTTGTCCTCGATGTAAGTCTTTTCTTCTTTAGAAAGTGGTCCTGTTTTAGTCATTTAACTATTCTCCATTAATGCTCTGCGAGCTCTTGTCAAAAAAATTCTATCCAACGTAGAAAGATATTGCATGTAATATCCAAAAACTTTCTCATCTACTTTTCTAAATGTAAAATATGGTCGGTTATGTTTACCTTTATCTGCCCCTAACGGGTCAAGCAGGTCGCCCCTTCCATACTTAACATAGTATGTTTTAAAACCTTTGTTGTTAGCCAATTTAGCAAACGCCGAATCTTCTTGGGTTTCAGATGCATCAGAACCATAGTAAGTATGGCTTATGCTGTCTGGTTCTGGAAGATTTAGATTGCTAACATCTTCATGTTCCCATCTAGCCATTTAAGCTCTCCAATTTAGAAATAACATTTTTAATACAATTATGTCTATCAATTCCGTCAATGAATATCTCCGCAAAGTCGGTTATACCATAATTGCTTAGCTCTTCTGAGTTGACGGGAATCGGCGCCAATGAACCATCTTGGTTCATGGGGAATACATCTATAGCAAACCTAATCCTAGCCTTATGGGGCTGCTCTGCTCTTATAACTTCAGGCATTATTAACCTTTCTCTATATATTTTTTCTTCTGAGCTGGCGTCATTTTATTAATTTTGTTCCTCAAGACATTAGTCTCACGGTCTTTCTTGACCTTCTCCATGTTGTCTTGCTGCATCTTAGATTCTAGCTCATATCTTCCCATTTTCTGGGTATTTCTATCTGCTAAGTGCTGTATTGTAGCTGGCTCACCCTTCACTGAAATGTGAGGTGCACTTAGAATAACTCTTCTGAATTTATGCTTTTTACACTGAGGACATCTTACGAGAGGCTTTTCAGAAAACTTCTGGAACACTTCTTCGTAGTAGCTGCATTGGCTACATTCATAATCGTAAGTTGGCATATGTAACTCCTATAAATAGTCTATGATATTATAGGATCACTTATCGAGTTTGACATCTATTTTTTTCAAATTTTCAGAGAATTGTTGCAATGTACTTATAGTTGTTTCTCTGGCTACTTTCTTTGCGGTCTCAGTAGCGTAAGCTTCAACCTCTATAGGTAGCTCATCAGAGAGGGCCTGTAAGAATGTTTCAAGTTTCATAGACGTGTCGTTTTGCACTGCCTGATTGTAGAAAATACCCTCTTCTAAGATGCCGAGTCTTCGATTGAGTTGTTGATTATTATATTCGGATCTAACCCCTATAACTACTATAGCTGCTAAGAATACACCTCTAAAAATATTTAACTGGTTCATCGTCATCTTCTTTCTTGTTTAGTCTTATAAGAATCTTGGAGACAATATCGCTTCGCACAATATCGCTATAGTCAAGTTCGCAGACTCCTACACCGGAGACCTCAACTAATTTTTCCATACAGGTATGCAAACCTCCTTGTTGTTTACCTAGATCGGACTGTCTTAAGTCTCCATTTATTACAGCTTTAGAATCCTTGCCAATTCTAGTAATAAACATTTTAATCTGCTCAAATGTGGCATTCTGAGCCTCGTCAAGTATCATAAAGCAATTATGAAAGTTTCTACCTCGCATATATTCCAAAGGACATAACTCAATAATATTTCTATTTCTGTAAGTCTCAACGGTATTTCTAGTGAGATAGTGATTCATCTCTTCTAGTATAGGTATTAGATACGGATTTATTTTTTCAACTAGTGTTCCCGGAAGGTGGCCTAAACCTCTACCGGATTCTACGACAGGTCTAGTGATAATGATTTTATCTACCTTTTTCTCGATCAAGTATTCACAGGCCATTCCTACAGATACGCTGGTCTTTCCTGAGCCTGCTGGCCCTGAACAGAATGTCACGTCAGACTTATGAATGTGACCCATATAGTCTTCTTGATTTCTAGTCTTTGGTCGAAGTATTTTACGGCGTTGTCTAGTTGCGGGCTTCTTCTTTGGTTGTCTTGCCATTAATTATTCTCTACTGTTATAGTTTTAATTTCTGAATCTTGACACATTGGACACATCGGCTGAGAGCCGGGCTCATGTATACCGAGTTGGTGATGAGTCATAAGGATCGCTTGCATAATCTGTGAATCTCTGAGTCTTGTATGCAAAGGTAGATCCTTGAGGTCTTCCGACATAGGAATTTTAACCTCTATTATATTGCTCCTATTCATTATATGTCTATACATATAGAAAGAGCCCGCTAAATTCAGTAAAGATAAAGAAAATAGCACATAAACTGCGTTTCTAAAAAATTTCATAAGATTAACCAAACAGTTCGGTTATGACCTTACCAGAGTTAGCGATTTTCATAGGTCTACCACTGTTGCTAGTAAACGTAGTACCCAAAGAAATACCAAGCGCTTTGCAAACGGAAGCCATGACATCCTGAGATGTATATGGTTCGGTTTCCACACGAGTACCATCTGAGTTTGTTTCGCCAATAGCGATACCGCCATTCATTCCGGCTCCGCCAACGACAACACTCCAGCTTCGTGCCCAGTGGTCACGACCAGCATTACCGTTGATACGAGGAGTCCTACTGAACTCACCCATCCAAATAATCGCTGTGTCTTGTAATAACCCACGCTGCTCTAAATCTTCATACAGCGCGCTCATGCCTTGATCTAACATGGGCAGTTTCGTATCTCTTAATGTAGGGAAAATGTTCTGGTGATTATCCCAGCCACCTAGATTAACTTCAATAAATGGTACTCCTGCTTCGACTAAACGCCGTGCCATCAAGCACCCCTTACCAAAGTTATTGTCTCCGTATCTTTCTTTTATATTGTCAGGTTCACCAGCTACTTTAAGCGCATCCATTTGGGCGCTCGTTAGAACATTAAATGTCTCTTTAAGGATCGCCTGATGTTCTTTTGCTAATGATCCTCTTCTCTGGTTTATAAAGTTATTTTCAATTGCATCTAAAGCGTAAGCTCTTTGATAAAATCTTTCATCTACTTTCATATCTAGATTTCTAATTCTACCATCACTATTTACCATGAACGGATTGTATTTAGCTCCCAGAAAACCTGCGCCCATACTTCCTCCTCCCACTGAGATGAATTGGGGGATCGACAAATCTTTTCGTCGGAGTTGATGGGATAGGACAGACCCATAGCTTGGGTGGTCAATAGATGGATTAGGAACGTAGCCGGTGTGCATATAATAACGACCACGCATATGGTCAGCTTCACGAGTACTCATACTTCTAATAATGGCGGCGTTATGCATTTGTTTAGCCATTAAAGGCATATGCTCACTAATCTGAACATCTCCGCTAGTAGCTATAGGCCTGAAAGGGCCTCCTGTTGGAGCGCCGGATTTTAAGTCCCAGATGTCCATCGTTGAAGGGCCGCCGCCCATCCATAACAGGATAGCGGATTTACCATTTTTTTTCAACTCTTCTTGATTCGCTTTGACAGTTTCTGCTAGCGACATTACGCTCGCTACAGAAGCTAAAAAGTTGCGTCTCTTCATATTACGTGTGTCCTTATGCTAAAGTAAAACCATTTCCTAAACCCTGAATACCCATAGAGGGAGATATAATAGACAAATTTTGCTTTCTAGTTGAGCCACCACTGGCACTACCGGCTTCCAAGTACACCTGATAGATGTAAGCAGTACCATACGAATCATTATCTATACCAATCCAAAGATTCAAATCCGTATAGTCTGTTATATTTTCTGCATCGGCTTCAGGAATTGCAAAGTCAAGATTTCTTTTAGAGCCAGTTCCAAACCCATTGCCAGAACCGTTGAACCTTTTAATCAGACTAGAGCCTTGATACAGTCGTAAATCCCCAGCGTCATCTACATTACTAACTCTTACCCGAATACTTAAAGTAGACTTGTCACTAGGTTCGTCAATGTCGCTCAGACCTAGCTTGTAATATCTATAGCCACTTTCAGCGTTGCTTCCTCGGCATCTCGCATAGTCGGTATCGTCTGCAACTTCTTCATCTATCATTGCATACAGATCGGAGCCAGTGCTTGCGAACCAGCCATACGCTCCAAAAGAGTCAACAGATATGTCACTATCAGGTCTTGCGTATTGTGTTGTCATAGTATTACCTTAAAATCTAAATTGAAAAAAGAAACCATGAAATGGGCCCGGATAAATCGGCATTGGCTGAGGTTGAATAACAACAGGAGGCTGAATAATCACAGGGGGATAATAAGAGGGAACTCTATAATATCTAAAATGCGGGTTCACGGGTCTATAGTAATTATAAAAACCAAAGCTATGTTTAGTCTGAACTTTTGGTTGTTGAGGTTGAGGCTGTGGTTTCTGCCACTGCTGTTTTCCAAACCCTTGTGGGCGTTGAATCGGTACGCCGAATCCTTTTGGCAGAGGTTTGTTCTGTACGGGTTTTGCCGCAGGAGGTCTTGTAAACTCTCTGGGTTGGCTTCTGACAACTTGGGGAGGTTTGATTACCTTACGCTCTGGTCGATCTGCGTTTGCAGATAATGGCACAAACAATAAACATAATAGTGTTACTAAATATTTCATTATATTAACTCCTTTGGTTAAGTTTGAGCGCCCGATAAATTCCTTTTTAACGAACGCCCAAAACTGATTTCGATGCTAGCTCTCGCCGTTTGGTCGAGATCGAAATTAACTAACGCACTTTTCACATTTGCATATATTAACGTCGCAAATGCAACCTGCTTCTGGACATGGACATTCTGGTTCACATATTTCACAAATAACTGGTTGATCGCCACTAAACATATTTTTTATCTCCTCTTTGTTGATGAAACATATTGCCGCAACTATCATAATTGCTATCAGCGGTACTTTAAATTTCATTGTTGTGTCTCCTTTTTAATATTTTCGTAAATAAGCTCTTCACTAGCAGCGGCTAAACCCTCTACTGTAGAAGCGGCTCGTGATTGACTGATACATACAGCAACTCGCTGTTGTTGACTAGGATATTCTTCCTTCATGACATCACTGGACATGCAGCGATTAACAAAGTTTTTAGCATCCTCATCTTTATTTCTTTTAGGTAAAGGCATTTTGTTTCCCTTATACAATTAAGTCTTGTCTAACTTTGCCACCGTCTACAATTTCTATAGGTCTATCGCCGGGAGCCATAAGCTCTTTGTCAGCAACAATACCAATTCTATTATAGATAGTAGCTGCCCAGTCTTCTACTGTCATTGGATTATCTTCTGGCTCACTTGCTGTAGCATTGGAGCTTCCGTAAATCATTCCACTTTGTATTCCTCCTCCAGCCATAACTACACTAAACACTTTTGGCCAGTGGTCACGCCCAGCGGTTGCATTAATCTTAGGCGTGCGACCGAATTCAGAAGCTAAGCAAACTAATGTTGAGTCTAGCATGCCTCTATCACTAAGGTCTTCAATAAGAGCCGCAAGCCCTTGATCTAGTGCGGGTACTTGTCCACGAATACCATTTTCTATATTATTGTGCATGTCCCATCCACCATAAGTGAGCGTGACAAAACGTGTTCCAGCTTCTACTAAACGTCGAGCTAAAAGCATGCGGGCTCCAGCGGTATTTCTACCATACTTATCTCGCATTGCATCGCTTTCTTTGTTGATATCAAAAGCATCTCTAGCTTTTTCACTGCTAATTAGACTATACGCTCTGTCATAGAAACTATCTACAGCATCTAAAGAGTCTGACTTTTCTTTAGTGGCAAAGTAATCATTGACTGCGGAAAGCATTTTTCTTCTACTGCCAAATCTACCATCATTGACTCCGTTAGGTAGTTTCAAATCTCGAACCTGAAATCCATCACTTGCTGGATCAGCGCCTAAACTAAAGCCTGAAAACGAGCTGCTTAAATATCCAGTACCTGCATATTCATTAGGTTGGTTTGGGATACAGACATATGGAGGAAGGTTTTGGCGAGGGCCAAACTCGTGCGCCACCACTGAACCCATTGATGGGTATTGAAGGGCTGGGCTAGGTCTATAACCAGTAAACATATTATGTGTGCCTCGTTCATGAGCTGCTTCTCCATGAGTCATACTGCGAATGATAGTCATCTTGTCTGTGACTTTGGCTGTTTTAGCCATCATTTCGTTAAGCCTAGTTCCGGGAACTACTGTTTCAATACTAGACATTGGCCCTCTGTACTCAAGTGGAGCAAAAGGTTTAGGATCAAATGTCTCTTGATGTGCTGAACCTCCCGGCAAATAAATATAAATAACAGACTTTGCTGGGCCTTCAATACTTTCATAAAATTTCTGGTCAGCCTGAAGCTTCTCCATTCGGAAGTAATCCGATAAAGTTAAGCCTAGCCCACCCAAAAAACCAACATGCAGAAAAGATCTGCGATTACCTTTACAATTCATAAAATTTCCTTTACCACATTCTGCAAGACCAGTACCGAGCTTTCCACTTTGGGCCCGGAGCTGTATCACATTTATGTCTTGCTCTAAAACTTTTTCTTCTTTTTGGATTATCTCTTTTGATCTCCATATTTGGATCGCCAAATCGTACAATGACAACCTTACCAGATCCATTCTTAGTATATACCGCAAATTTCTTTGGCCCATCTGGAGTTCTAAATGGTTTGTTCAAAGTGACTTTTCTACCTTGATATTCTGCCGCTTTAGATTTTCTAGGATGACCTTTTGGCAATAGATCATTATCTTGCTTATATGCAGAATTAGATGGCTTGCCAGTTCTAAGCAATGTCAGGAAAGCATTTACTCTAGCAATAGCCCAACCATGACGACTCATCTTTGGTGCATGGCTTGTAGAATAAGCGCCAGCACCTCTTCTATATACAGCTTTTAACATCCCAAGACTAGCCTTTGAACCTTTGCCTTTAGCATTATGTTCTTTAACCTTATTTGATAACTGCTTTGTTACCTCTTTGCTAAAAGTAATCTTGCCGCTTGGGTTCTTCGCGCTGTCTGGCTTGTTCTTTTTAGATCCTTTCTTCTGGTCTTTCTTGGGGGCAGGAGTTCTTCGAGGATCGCCCTTGGAGGGCTTATCAGACTTAGCTTTCTTTAATTCTTCTTGACTCGGCCTACCTTCTTTTTCAGTGCGAGCAGGCCTATAATTTTTACCTTCTCTTTCCTTCTTCTTGCGGATATTTTCCCAAAGTCCGGGTTTTGCCTCTGCAATATCCCAGTCTTCAGTATCTTCACCAAAGTCTACATATTCCGCTTCCGCAGGCACATAGAAATTCTCCTCTGTAAGCTCTTCGGTGTAACCTGTTTCGTTTAAATATTCATTAAATGCACTTGCATAGTTTTCTTTTTTCATTATAATATTACCTTTGCTTCGCCTTCCAGTAAATATCTAGGCCTTCCGCCGTTATCTACACGCTGAATGCCTTTATCTATTCCGAAATGATTAAATAGTGTTGCTTGTAAATCCAATGGCCCAACTGGGTTCTCTATTGGACTATATGATCTGTCTGATTCTCCAATAGTTCTGCCTGATTGGTAATCCCCACCAAACATAAACATTGGTGTGATTGATGGCCAATGGTCACGACCAGCATTGGCGTTGATCTTAGTTCTGCCAAATTCACCAGTGACCACTAATAATACTTTATCACTTAAACCCTTATCAGACACATCTTGCATAAATCCAGCTAGAGCCTTGTCAATAGGTGGAACCTTGCCTTTCAAAGCGTTAGAAATATTAGAGTGCATATCCCAGCCACCGTAATGTAAAGTTATAAATTTTGTTCCATGTTCTACTAGTCGTCGAGCTAGCATTAATTGTTCACCGATATCGTTGGCTTTCTCTGATCCGTATAGTTTTTTTGTTGCTTCTGTTTCTTTATCTGTAGAAAAAGCATCTTTGGCTGAGCCTAGAATTACATCATATGCCTGACCCTTATAAAAGTCCACAGAGTCTGCGCTTTGTCCAGCTACTCTGGCGGCGTCGAGTCCTCTGAGCAATTCTTTTCTTGTTGAGAATCTATTAAGTTCAACTCTTGGGGTAAGGTTGTCTTTATTGGATGGATCGAAAGGTTTATATGCTCCGCCCAACCAAGCACCTTCATCACCTTCGATTTTACCTTGTTTAACATATGTGGGTACTCCATTTTGAGGATGATTAGCCCCGTAAACGGCAGAGATTATAGAACCAAAAGATGGGTACTTCGTTATGGATGTAGTTGTTCTCTCTGGATTATAGTGTCCAGTCATCATGAAGTGAGTACCTTGGCGATGAGAAGAATCCCTATGGCTAAATGAATTGATTACGTTCATCTTGCTAGTATGTTTAGCTAACTCAGTCCAGTCAGCTCCTAGCGTAATATTAGTTTTGGCATCATGAATCGCGCCATTGATTGGCTGCCATTCAGTTGGAACCGTGTCATTAGGAGCATGAAATGTCTCAAATTGAGTTGGCCCTCCTCCAAGCCATACCCAAACAACAGCTTTATCTTCGTGTGACAGAGTTTCCTGAGCCAAAGCATAGTCAGATAACCCTACTGCACTGAGTCCAGCACCAATACTTCCTACTCTTAAAAAGTTCCTGCGATCAAAAATAAAGTCTAACACGGTTTTCTCCTTTATTAATAATATACATTAAATGTTGTTTCTGAGCCATCTGGGTTAGTGACGGCTATTGTTGGCGCCGCTATATTATACACAGCGCTGTGGACATATGGAACAAATTCTTTCATATCATTCTTATATGTAAAAGCACCAGTTACGTTGCCACCTCCTGTATCGCCTCCAGACCAGCTTATGCTTGTTAAATAGTTTCTTTTACCAAGATCTAATACAAAGAAATTACTGGCGCCATTGGTAAAGGCCAGCTTAATCTCTCTATCTGGCTTTGGAAATGCAGCCATAAAGTTTGTGTCTTTCATTAAAATATCTTGTTGAATTGATTTTGTCAAATTGGCAGTTATTGAGGTCTCTATATCCACATCGGTGACATATTTCCATTTGTTCTGCTCTGAGGGGTTTGTTGTTTGATTAGCACCTCTCCAGTTTCCTTGATCTGAAAGCTCTTCATAAGAGACATCCATGCTTGCCTCAATGGATTGAATAAGACCGTTATGGCTACCAATACCTGTATCCTTAGTGATTATACTTGATAGCTCTGTGGGAATAACTGTAGAATTAGTACCTGCGCCTTCCGGTTTAATATAAGCTTGTCTTTTTATATTTGTGCCACCGTCAGTACCTCCAGTAACCGGAACTGTCGCGGTTCCCTCTCTGATTAGATTATTTGTTTTGAGTGTTATAGACTCTGTAGCTGGGCCGCCAACCTGAAAAGAATAAGATATATTGGTAATTAAACAATATTTGTATTGGATATTAGCAACCCTAGTGCTTGTGCTCTGATCGTCCATATACACAAGCTCGACTTTGTATTCTTTTAAATTCGAGCTACCGTCCCAGCCGCACATCCCCAAATTACCATCGGCAAGTAAAAAGCCGCCTACATATGTAGAAGGAGTTGTAGCGGCATAGAATGGAGTGAAACCATGATTTAGATTTCTTTCTATAGTTATCTCAACTTCAGGCTTTGCGTAAAGACTTCTAAACTGTTGTTGTCTGCCTTGATCAGACACTCCTTCAGCTTCAGCAGAATAATTTACACCAACGCTCTGCACGTTTTTCAACTCAGAGCCATCTACAAAGACACCCTGACACGCATAAAATATTCTGTTAGCCATTTTTTAAAACCTTATTAAAAATCGTCCACTAAATTACCCACTGAATACTCTGTAACTCTCGTCTCAAAAAAGTTTTTACACTTCTCTAAATCTATTATTTCACTCATCCAAGGGAATGGATTCTGTGCATTCGTATATGGTGATGGCAGACCTAAGTTAGTAAGCCTTCTGTTCGCAATAAATTGAACATAGTCAATAAACATATCTGCGTTCAATCCTAGAATACCATTCGGCAACACATCTCTAGCGTAAGCTAATTCAAGCTCCATAGCTGTATCAATATGCTCAATGGTTTCTTTTTCCATAGCTTTTGTCCAAATTTTAGGGTTATCTTCTCTTAATCTATTGATAAGTGTAGTCCCAAAATCAATATGTATACTCTCATCACGAAGAGTGTATTGGATTTGTTCACCAATTCCCGGAAGCTTGTTCTGCCTATTAAAGGATAATAGCATAGCAAAACCAGAGAAGAAGAATATCCCCTCGCATATAATATAATATGTTATGATATTACGAAGAAACTCTCTCTTGCCTTCCAATGTGTTTATGTTGAAGTCAGGACGATTTATATCACTAGTAATATTCATCAAGAACTCGTCTTTAGCTTTAATGCTAGGGACTGAATTATATGCTTGATATACTTCGTCGATATCTAGACTCAGTGAGTCGCAAATATATACCACCGTTAAGTTGTGCAGGCTTTCTTCATATGCTTGACGTAGAATATACTGGCGACATTCTGGATCTGTTACAAACTTAAACACGCTAAGCAGTAAGTTATTGGCGACCAAAGACTCTGAGCCAGCAAAGAATCCTAGACATCTCTTTACTACCAATCTCTCATCTTCGGATAATGAGTTGGATTTCCACTGCTCTATATCCTTAGCCATAGAAATTTCGGTTGGCATCCAGTTATTAGCCGCACCATCTATGAATAAATCCCAAGCCCATTTATTTACATGAGGAAGAATTTGATTTACACTCGCTACTTTATCTGATATAATCTGCTTAGTTTTTTTCATTTTTACTTAATCTCTCAATAATTTCCTGCAATAAGTCCTTAACTTTTTCGGCTTCTTCTGAATTAATTTCTAGTCTATATTTTACTGGCGATGTTCCAGACTGTTTAAACTCAACAAATCTCATTGACAACTCTCACATCCGGGATCTAAAATAGAACAGGCCTTAATTTCTTCTGTTGTCGGTTCTTCGGTTGATTTAAAACTAACAGTTGATTTTTCTAGCCGAGTTGCGGCTTTGCCTCTTAGGTAATATGTAGTTTTTAAACCGTTTTCCCAAGCACAAAAATATAGGTCATTTAAAAATTTAAGACTGTCGTGTTTGTTATAAAGGTTCAGTGACTGTCCCATGTCAATCCACTTCTGCCTTTCAGCCGCAGCCTTAATTAAAATTTCTGGTTCAATATCAAAAGCCGTCATAAACTCTCTTTGAATATCCTCATCTAAATCAACTGCCATAACGTCTCCGTCAGCAGTTTTAAGAGCGTCCACTAACTCTTGACACCAAATACCTTTCTTCTTTGCCATTGAGACAAAATGCTCGTTGACCATTGTGAACTCACCACTGAGTGTTGAATAAACATAAAGAATTGAGTAATCTGGTTCAATAGACTGCGAACAGCCTTGAATATATGAAATAGTTGCGGTAGGAGCAATCGCCATGACATTACTATTACGCATACCATGTCTTCTTACTAATTCCCTAACCTCATCCCACTCTTCTTCAAAGCTCTCAAAGTCCACTCTCTTATACACATTTTCTGGCTTATGAGTATGTCTCTGATTCATCAAATCACAATAAGTATCTATTGGAAATTTGTCCTGACTCCAAAGAGAACCCTCAAAAGAGGGGTATTCTCCCTTTTCTTTAGCTAATAATGCTGAAGTTTTGATTGCATGCAGGGAGATAAACTCTTGTATTTTCCCGCACAATACCACTGCATCCTGAGAATTGTAAGGTATTCCTAGTCTATGTAGCACATCATGAGTGCCCATAATTCCAAGACCAACAGGTCTATGTTTTAGGTTTGCCTTCTTTGCCTCTTTAGTTGGATAAAAATTTAAATTTATTACATTATCCAAGCCTCTCACGGCAACCTCTACAGTTTTTTGTAGCTTTTTCCAATCTATGGTGCGGACTTTAAGGTGTGAAGACAAGTTGACACTCGCTAAATTACACACCGCAGTCTCTCCAACCTCGATAATCTCACCTTCATCATACTCGGTGGGTTTTGTATGTAATAAGATCTCTGTACATAGGTTAGATGAATGCACTACCCCTTCATGCTTATTAGAATATCTTATATTAGATGGGTCTTTGAATGTAATCCAAGGATGCCCAGTTTCATATAGGGCTGTGAGAATCTTTTTCCACAAATCTTTAGAATTGATGATTGTATAATTTTTTAATTCTCCATTGTCAGCAGCCTTTTTGTATTTCTTATACATTTTAGTAAATTCTTTACCGTATGTATCATGTAGCTCTGGGCATTCAGAAGGATCAAATAAATACCAATCTTGGTTCTTTGAAACAGCTAACATAAAATCGTCTGGAATCCATAGCGCTGTGTTCATATCGTGACATCTGCGACGATCATCGCCAGTGTTTTTCCTGAGATCTAAGAAATCCTCAATGTCTAGATGCCAAGGTTCAATATATGCACACCCAGCACCTTTTCTCTTCCCTCCTTGATTAACTGCAACAAGCAGGTCATTGAATATCTTAAGCCAAGGCACAAGCCCTGTAGATTTGCCGTTTGTGCCCTTTATATAACCGCCTGTAGCTCTTACTCCAGACCAGTCCACTCCAAGGCCTCCCGCATATTTAGAAAGCCTAGATTGGCCATGAAGAGTACCAAAGATTCCATCAAGCGAATCACCGACAGTGCTTAAATAGCAGGAAGAAAGTTGCGACCTGCGAGTGCCGCTATTAAATAGGGTCGGTGTTGATGGCGAGTACCTGAATTCGGACATCATATTATATATTTCAAGAGCTTTGTCTTCCATATTTTCTTCGGCTAGACACAAACCCATAGCTACTCGCATATAAAAAGCCTGCGGAGTTTCCATTCTCTGTTCATTTAGGTGTATGAAATATCTATCATACAGTGTTTGAATCCCCAAATATTTGAATAATTTGTCTCTAGAGGGAACCATTTTATCGGCTAAGTATTCTAGATCATAGCTTAGAAGTCTATCACTCAGTCGCTCTTCTTTCACTAACCTTTTAATATTTTTAACAAAAGCCTTTTTGTACTGCTCTTCAAAACTTTCACTGCCTACATCTTCTCCAAACACTTCTTTGTAAAGATTGTTTAGTAACATTCGAGCTGCTACATAGGCATAGTTGGGTTCTTTTTCTATCTTTGATCTTGCCGACAGTATAAGAGCCTGATTTATTTCAGATGTCGGAATTTTATTGTAGAGCTGTAGACTTGCATCCAATACCACTTCACTAACAGATACGTCCTCTAAGTTCTCACAAGCTCTTTCTACGCACTTATTTACTTTGTCTAAATTTACTTCTTCTAACCGACCATTTCTCTTTTTGATTTTTATATTCTGGCTCATAATCTCACTGCGTCAAAAGTTGTTTACAAAAAAAAACGACACTTATAATAAACAGTAGCGCTACAAGTAATTCTTGATAAGCTACTGTGCCTTTCGGCTAGTCGGGGAAAGTGCCGTTTAGCCCACTTTATATAAGCTGGACTTGTTTACTCCCCGGTTTTATTATAGTGTCGTTATGTTGATTTACAAGATAAAAATTTATAATTAAAATGATTATCCGTTAAAAAATTCAGATCCTCCATCGTCATTAACCTCCGAGGCTCCGTCTTCTGCTGGTGGCTCAGGTTCTGGGGCGGGTGCAGGAGGCTCAGGAGCCCCATCTAAATCGACATTAACATTAATGTAATGTGCAACCGTAATTTTTTCGCTCAAATATTTCAAAGCTTTAAAAGTATCTTCTCCAGATAAACCACTTTGTTCAGCACTACTAGCGGAACTTGCTTTTTCAATAACATCTTTTAGTAACATCTATCTCTCCTTATATCCTAATTTTTGTTTATAGCCTCTATGATTTTTTCTGCCATAGTAAGCTGTGTTTCATGAAGCGAATCTTCGAGTTTGTCTATCTTATTATCAATCTTAGTCTCTAATCCGTCAACCTTATTTTCTAAAGAATCCAATCTTCTTTGAATAGAATCGTTAACTTTTTCTTCTAACATCACAAGCTTACTCCCATGCTTCACCACTGTGTGAAAAACCCATCCTATTACTGGAAGTGCTACCATCCCCACAATTTGTGCTATATCGTTGATTGATGACCAATCCATCTGGGTTCTCCCCGTGTTATATTTAAAAAAAAATAGAAGGGGGAGAATGTCTCCCCCCTCTAAAATTACTAACCAGTGATTGGCTTGTAGTTGTTGAAGTCAGGTCTAGCGCTAGTCTTAACTGAAGTCCAAGGGTTCAAGTTAACGAAGTTAGACTTGATTACCAAGCGACCCGGAACTTTTCTAAGTCCCGTATCAGCAAGAGCAAGGCCACTGCCAGAATCGACATCTGCAGCTCCAACGTAACCATTTGCGGCTGCGTCAGTGTAGTCTGCATCTGCGGCAGTACCGTTTCTAGTTGCTCCACCAATAGCGCGCAACTGCTGACCAGAGAGAGTGTCTGGAGCAGCAGCAGCATTACCACCTGCGGTTGTAGCTGCGACCCAGTTGAGTCTGCTTGTGAGGGCAGCTCCAGCAGTACCGTAAGACTTAGTACTAGTCCAGCTAAATCTATTAGAACGGAAGGCTGTGAGTATCTTAGCTCCAATCTGACGATAGAACTGAGCAATAGATGGTCGCTGATCGCCAGCGCCCATAGTCAAGAGCTGAGTTTTTGCTACACCAGATAGAGTAGCTGAAGCTCTAGCGATAACATACTCGCCTGCTACGTGATAAGCGAACGTACCAGCGGCAAGAACTTTTTGAGCACCAACCATAGCGTTAGTACCATTGCCTGTGATAGGCCCTGTGCCAATAGCATTGTAGTTATCTTTTGTTGCGGTGATTAATTCAAAAGCTTTAGTGATAACGTCACCAGTGTTATCATTACCTAAGATTGTTCCACCTTCTTTGTTGGTGGAGGGATTTCCGTTATTCGTAGTAGATACGGAATAATTTGTTAAAGCGCCGGGAACTGCCATGATATATGACTCCTATGCAAAAATAAAGATATATAAATCCTCAATTATCCATAAGAGTGTCCTGTTCCTACCATATTGTACACAAATTATCTAGTATTTTATAAGACTTTAATCTAATTCCATGAATATTTGAATCATAAAATATGTCATAATGCTCTTGAGAAAGTATTGGTGAGCAACTAACAACATCAAGGTTTAACTTATCTTCTATTAGCTTTGAAGAAATTATGTTATCTAGTATATCATCAACCATAGATCCAGTACCAATTACGATCTCTACCGCGCCGTTGTATTTTAAAGAGCTACAAAGCTCATAAAGGAATTCATCATCAGTGAATCTGTATTCTATGATAGGTCTTATGTTAAGGCCATTCTCCTTACAGGCAGAGAAGCAGGTTCTAAAATCTTTTCTTATTGAGTTTAGGTTAGACGACTCTATATCATTTCTGTTTATAACAAGATCAATATCCTTCACGCCTCTTTTGGAGCATAGTAATATCTCATGGACTCTAATCCTAGTCTCGGATATTCCATACGGAAAATCTACCAGTGCTGAGAAGTTGCAATGTTCCCGTATAAAAACTTCATCTATTCTAGGTATAATCCCAGAAGGAGTGCATATTTGATCTAACCTCTTTTCAGATGCCTCAAATATACACTGCAATATCTCTGGGTATTTAGACTCATTACAGAGTAGCTCTACTCTCATTCATTTCCTCATAGTAGACTTTAGCCTTGTTGAACCTACGACGTGCTGTTTCTCTGCTGTATCCGTTTATCTGACCAATCTCACTCATGGTCATTCGATAAATATATTTCTGCCTCAAAAGCTTTTTATATTCATCTGGGAAATCTAGCATTACAACCTCCATGTTTTCCATGGATTCTTTTGCTACATCAAATGGGATATTAGTGAACTCTCTTTTTTTCTTTTTCAGAAAGTTTTTGATGGCAAATGTCAGTTGCTGATACAAGTAAGATGTGAATTTAACATTCCTACTCGGATCAAACTTATTAAGACACTGCCACAAAGTAACCATTCTCATAGACGACAAATCATCAGCGTCTACAAAACGGTTGTACTTAGAGCAAACCTTATCCATAATTTTCTTATAATCAATATTAACAACGGCTTCATCAATGTTTCTGTTCATTAGAACTCCTAATAATAATACCACCAACTTTTTTACGTAAGTTTTCAAATTTATTTAAATCATGAAGATAGTCCTCATCTAAGGAATCTGACATGATATAATCAATATCGCCAACAGAGGAAACAAAAATAGACCAATATGGTTTATTTGAAACCTGATCTTTTATTGCTTCTATAGCATCTTTTAGATCCTCTGCTGCGGTTTCCATGTTGTTTATATGTTTTGTATCGGCTACTAAGTTCTCTATGTTTAGTTTAACTTCAGTAGAATTAAAAAGTTTTGCAATTCCTATAAAAATAGTATATCTTCCCATAGCTTTTATCGCTTCAACGCCATCTATCCCCTCTATGGACTCTATCATAGATATAGTAACGTCGAAGTTAGTATAACAAATCCAACAATCCCATCTGTCAGACGGTTTCAAAAAGGACTCTGTAGGAAATGGCCCATAAGGGGTGTACAAAACTCTAGGCATTGGGTCTAGAAATTTGAGTGTGTTTTCGGTAGGTTCTTCGTGTGAGTTAGCTGAAAGCAATTCTTCAAGTAAAGCTAGCTCTGCGTCATTCTCGTAGAACTCAGTTACCATAGCATTCCAGCTTTGCCAAGCAATCTTCTTGTTATTTAACATTCCCTAGCCTCCAAAAAGGACAATAGTATAATGTGTTATACACACTATTAGGGGTTTACTCTGCTAGGTTTTATAGCTACAGATGAAGAATCTTCTTCTGCAAACAAAGCCTCATATTTATTTAGAAGAGTAAAATACTGTTGTAATTTTGTCTCGTTATCACCACATTGGTTTCCTATCTCTTCTAAGACTACGGATTCATATTTGCCTTTGTTGAGCATCTTTAGCATAAAAGCAAAGTTATCAAGGTCGAGATCTGAGTCTCCCCAACCACATTCAAACATTACAGCGCCTGTCTCTTTGTCAACAAAACATTCAAAGTAACAGGACTTAACCGTATCTTCTTGAGGTGAATCTTGATAGTGTGTCAAAATAATGTTCTCCTATCTGTTGTAGCTCTTCATCAATCGACATATGTAAAATGGCTCCCTTTTTGTTCCAGCCTAGCATATTGGGAAAGCTACAATAATAGACTACCTCAAAATGATCTGAGTGCCTGAGAAAATCACCGAGCTCAAATTTAAGCCAGCTATAAGCATAGCCTATATACTCTTCGCATATTTTTCTCAGTACTTCCTGCGGTTGTTCGTTAGCCATGTACCTAAAAAGAGGTTGCTCGTCTATAAGAAGAACATTTCTTTTCGGGTCTAGGGGAGCTTTTGAAATATCATAAGCTACCGGAAGTAGTGTTATCTTAGTCTTCAACTTTTGCGCCTTCCTGACTACTCTCTTCTTGCTGAGAGCTTATGAACTGAGCTTTTAATTCCTGAACCAGCTTATAATTTTCTCTAGCGCTTTGGAAGTCTTCGAGAGCATTTCTGAACTCATCAAAAATTTGAGGGTGTTCTCCAATACCGGCAGCGTTTCTCATATATACCCTCATTGTTAAAGCTGCCTCATCCATTTTTGCTTTATAGTGAGATTCAGCGGCTGTAATAAAATCTAATTCCAATTTTTTTCTCCTTATAAAAAGAGTCCGGCGCATCATGCACCGAACCCTGAATCATGATTCTCTATTTATGTCTACTCCGTTGCGCGAAGAGAATCACCTACAATCCAAGCGACAGCAACCGCAACAATACTCGTTGCCGTTTCTGGCGGGATGCCAACAACGTCCTGAAGACATACGGTAACAACAGTACCGACAGCAGTCCAAAAACGTTTTGACCTCACTAAGCTTTTTAGCTTATCTACCATTTTCTTCTCCTTATTAAAAAAGATAACTGGTTACTAGAAATATTTTAGCATGGCGTGACCATGTTTGCAACTTTATTCTATAGCTTCTAAGAACTTTTTCGCTGAGTTTTCCCAAGAAAACTCTGTAGCTGTTATAATCCCATCTTGATTCTGACCTAAATCTCCCGACTGTTTCTTGTTATGAATGTCCCTCATGTGGTTTATAATCTGATCTTTTGAAGTCTCTCCCAGTGACGCCCACATACCCTGACCATTAAACCATACACCATCAGAGGCTCTCTCAAGGCTAGTTACGTCTATGAGTCTGCTGTTTTGATGAGTACAGAACTCTGTGTGTCCAGAGTAGTCAGTAGCTATAACATGTTTTCCACATGCCATCATTTCTAAAAGCTCTAGGTTCCAACCTTCTGCCCTAGCTGGGAACACACCACAATCAGTTTGTCTCATAATATTGCACACATCTTCATGTGCCGTCTGTCTAGGTATGATTCTTATTTTGTTGCCCAGTGGAGAATTTTTATACATGCCTATCCATTCAGCCTGCTGTGCCTCCGAATAAAAGGGATTCTCACACATCATCCAAAGTTCAACATCGTCGTTGTAATCAAAAGCCTTGTTAAAACATTCAACTAAAACATCATGCCCTTTCCTCACCTCCCACTTGCCACAGTTAAAAAATACTGTCTGGGATCTTGATGTACTGGCAGGAAAAAACATTTCAGTGTCAACGCCAAGCGGAACAACTTTCGTGGGCACTCTAACTTGACTCTCTACCACACCCTTAGCCCAATCAGAGCAGACCATAATCCTGTCGTTATGCCCAAGGCTCCACTTCTCAGTTTTGGTAAATTCATTGAGTTCAAATATAGGAAAGGCTACATGCATACCTTTACCAATGTGGTGATGTACATCATTCTGATGCCATATTTTGACTGATGTTGAATTGTTGCTCACCGACTTTTCTATGCAGTCATAGACAATAGACATCTGATGGGGGTCTTCTATCCTACCTAAAACATTTAACTGTATGTCATGGTTCATCTTTAACAGCTGTTTGACAATGTTAAAAGACGCTACTCCATACCCTAGATTGTTGATCGGCGCTGTTATGTTAATCATTTTTACCTCTTGCTATTTCATAATAGTGATACACATTTCCTAAGTCTACTTTGTCACCTGAAAAAATTTCATTGTTAAATGAATTTACAAAATCTTCATGTAGCGGATTGTTTTCCATCCATACGGCATGGTCTTCAAAAACATCTCTTTTCCAAGTTCCCCAATCTGTAACAAGAGAAAACTTCATTTTGTCAACACCCTCTAAAGAGTTGGCTAACTCAATAGCTAACGACATTTCTTTGTAATTGTGTTTTTGTACTACAAAGTCTAGAGTTAGTGTAACTTTTATTTTTCCTTCAAGTCGCAGATTGGATAGCATCTGAATATTTTTCATCAACAAGTCCCAATTACCACCAACCCTAACTATATCATAAGTTTCTTTTGTGCCAGCATCAATCGAGACTAAAACCTCTCCTATATTATTATGACATTTGTGCATTGATCGCCACATTTTTTCTGTAAACATCACGCCGTTTGTCTGCAAATTGATCTGAATTTCTGGGTGCTGTTCTCCATCAAAGTTTATTAAGAAGTCTCTAAAAACCTTGGAGCCAAAAGCATCTCCAGACCCAGTAATATTTAACGATGTCTCGCCTTTAGGCTGTTCGTTCAAAACAAAATCCATTATCTTATTTTGTATTTCAACAGCATCATCATATTTCTTGCCGGAAGTATGCAATATTGAGCTTATCCTACAGCTTGGACATTTTAAATTGCAGGAGTCATCCCATAAGAAGTTAACGTGCTTGATTCGCTCCACTTCTACTATATCTTCATCTATAATTTTTCTATATCGAGAATCTGTCACTTTATCTTTTGAGAAAAGTCCAGACTGATCATCATAAGTACCTTTACTTTGTAGCCTAGCACATGTTTGTTTATTACAATAAGAAAAGCTTCCATCTAAAATTGAGGCTCTAATTTTTTTAGCTTCTTCTGAGTTAAGTATTTCTTCTATAGGCGAATGATGTATGTTTCCTATTGTTTGATTCATCCAATAAGCACAACATGTTCTTACGTTTCCATTATCATCTACTTCAAAATTTTCAAATGGCTGTTTGCAAAATAGGTTAGATGTATCAACTATTGGGAGGTCACTATTTCCAGCGTCCATATTTATCTTGTCCAGCTCATATTCTTTTTCTTCATTAAAAACAGGAGCCTCAAATAACCCAAGAAGAATTTGTCTATTTTCCCAGTCTCCATGAGTTAGCCATTTATTTTGAGAGCCATCCCAGACCAGATCAAGCTCTCCAAACTTTACTCTTTCTGTATCTTCAAAAGCTTCTAGGTATTTGTTTTCTATAATATGAAGTTTGCCATCATAATATACATCTTTATAACCATACTTTAACAAGTTAGCTTCTAATTGAGATATATCTTCTCCGTGAAGCAGAACAGAGCTTAAACCTCCAACCATAACTTTTGTAGCATATCCATGTTCCCAGTCTTCGTGGACTGTCTCCCAGTTTAAGTAGTCTAAATACCTAGCTTTTATATTTGGATGATGTAAAGCGTTAATCAATTTTCCATGTTTAGGATGTGTTTTTTCTTGCACAGCCCTCTCATACCAAATAGGCAAGAAGTTTTCGGTGAAGTCTAGAAAGTCTGGTTCATATGTTTGAAATTGGACAAGGGTGACATCGTAACCTGCACATAAGTCAACAAAATCTAACATCTCTTCAACATTTTCGTCTTGTATAACAAAACTAGTGTTAAATGATATTATTTGTCCTTCATCTTTTAGCTTCTTCGTAAAACTTAAATTCTCTAATAGGCGATTCCAGTCACCTCCCTTTCTGACTTTTTTATACATCTCTTCTGATGCCGCATCTATAGAGATTGAGATGTGCTTTATTTTTTCCCTTGCAAAGTCTGATATTTTATCCCAATACGTATCAAGCAAAAGCCCATTAGTTAAAAGCTGAATGTACTCTAAATTTGGAGCCTCTTCTTCCTTGAGTGTCATCAGCAATTCTCTAAAGACCGGACTGGCAAAAGGATCTCCAGAGCCTGTGATTGTAAAAGTTTTAGCGTCCTTAAATGCTTCTTTTCTTAACTTATCTTGTAGTCCAATGATGAATTCTCTTCTCGCTCCACCCTCCATAATCACTTCTAGCCTGCAAGATGGACATGCCAACTGACATGATCTATCGTACCCAAACTGAATCTGAAGAGGACTGTGATTCAATATTGTCCTATCATTTTTTATATCATCCGCAACTAAGTCCCAACCCTTTTCTCCTGCAACTTCTATTTGGTGTAATGTTTGTACACAGTGAGTTTTTGTTGACAGATGTGGGCATACTTTTTCATCGCAATATTTGAAAGATCCATCTAGAATAGAACGCCTTAATTCCTGTGCTGCTTCGCCATTCCAGACTTCCTCAACAGAGTTATCATTTATGTTTCCTATTTCATAGTTGTTATACCAAGAAGGACAGCAAAAACCAATAGAGCCATCGTCATAAGTCTCAAAAAACTCAAACGGTCTTGTGCAATAATGTCTCTCATCCATTTTTTATTCTTTCTAATTTTAAAATCAGGTCATTAGCAAAGTAGTCGCCCTTTATCCAAGACTTATCCATACGTTTAAAATACTCGTGTGCTGAAATTATTCTATCTGTATCTACGAGAATCGAAGAGGCGTGGTCTAAGTCGTCAAAATAAAGTGGGTAATCTTCTCCACAATACTCGATGACTGCTGGATGCCTGTTTACTAATAGAGGTGTATTCCTAGCTATACATTCGATAACAGCATTGTTTGCTGAGCTATCATATAAGTCAAGAAATACAATTCCAGAAAGCATTGTATCATAATCTTCATGGGAAACCCAGTCTAACAATTCTACGCCAGACCATTTGTATCTACCTTCAAAAAAATCCAGCTTAGTTCTATTATAGACTGAAAGCAAGTCTTCTGCATAACCTTTATGGCTAGGTAGCCACTTTTTTATGAATGGATATGGAACTTTAATATCTACAATAGACTCTAATTTTCTTAACCAGTAACCTATCTGTAGCAATGTAGGACGACCACAGTTTATGTAGTTTTCGGGAGTCCACTTAGGAACATTTGTTTCTGTTGGATGTTTAACAGATATGCAGGGGACACTACACCTTTCTTCAACCCATCTTTTCAGGTAATCAGATAAGACAATAATCGCTTCACAGCACTTCAAAGATTGCTGAAAGACCTCTCTGGAAAACATAGCTAATGGAGAGTTGTACATATCAAACCAGTTGGGGGGATTGGGAGGGTTATGCACAAAACCAATCCAAGGTTTTTTATATGGTATGTGAGATTTTGCTCCGCCATAAAAGTAGTCTTCGATATGCCAGCAAAAATTATGCTCAACAAAACCATCAACATGTATTCCAGAATAAGAATGAAACGGCCTAAGAGAATTTATACAATATCCCCAACCACTCCTATGTTTATCAAAGCCATAGCATTTTGAAATATCCAAGGAAATCATAATATTTCTAAACCTGAAAGCCCTTCAAATAAACCGCACTGATAACTACACTTTATCATCGCCATCTTCTGTCCGTATAGTTTGTGCTGGCCTTCTGGTATCTCTTTTTCAAACGTAAGTCTTCCTAAGATTCTATGATCCAGAGATTCTGGGGTTTCTACAAACTGTTTCCATATATGTTCATAGACTGGAGCGTCACTGCTCTTTATGGATATTGAGGCAAGGTAGCCTAGTCCGTAAAAATATTTTGCCACCGAAGACATTGATAAATCTTTTTCTGAAAATATATTCTTTACCCCTAGATTCTTAGAGTGTATTACATCTCCTAGCTTTGAAGCCTTAGAGACAAACTGACGATTATCTAATATATTCCCCCTCGATGTCCTTAGAGGACACACTCCTCCGAGCTTGTTATAAATTAGGCCATTCAATGATATATTATAAGACGGAGGTAAATTTGAAATATCTTTAGATACATCCGAAAGCACAACACCTTCAGAAGGGAAGACATTATACGAGTGATAATAAGGGCTAATCTTTTTTATAAAAAAGTCATCACGCACACCAGTGTAATGGTTTTCAATGTTTCCGCAGAGTATGGAAAAGTCTGGATACATGTTATTCAGTGATACAACATTCAGCAGATATTTAGAGCTGATCATGCTGTTTTCATTTAACAAGATAACTAGATTAGAATCTGTTTTAGATGGAAGCTCTTCGTAATTTGCTTTGTCAATATCTATCGAAATATCTAGATCTTTTGATTGCCTTAGAATTCCTTCGAGTGAAGGCTCAAAAACAAAACCGTTTGGGTCTTGTGAGTCATACCAAGATAGTAAAGAATCACTCTCTACATCTGTGTCATTTGAATTTAGTATAAAGACTTTTATTCTGCTCATTTTTTCTCCGATCAATACCATATATTTTAGTGTGTAAGTTTTATAAAAACACGAAAAAAAATTTTGCCATTGCATACACCATGATCGGGGTTGTTCGGACAGGACAAAATAAAAGAGTGGAGGTGGCGGGATTTGAACCCGCGTGCCACATAATATTATTATTAACTTCTACATGTTTAGTATAATTATTATCGCCCACCATACTAGGCTATCCGAATTATCGGAGTCAAACAAATTATTGTTATCATATATATTTAATTCAAGTATATATACTCTAGCGGAATTATCTGCATCATCACTATTTGGTTTACAGGGCTGTGATACCCCTGCCGCATTAAGCGGCTAGTGCGAAATTCTCTTCTACACTTAAAAAAATATGAACGATTTTTTAAGTAGCCATTCGTTCAACTACTACATGCGATCAATAACTTTATTACTGGTCGATTCCAATTCACCCCCTGATTTTAATATCTGGAAACATCTTATATTTCAAATCTTCATATAACACAGATGCTATAACCATAGAAGCATCATTGTCTGAAGGATAATGTACACCTTGTAGAATCCTAGCTCTCCCCGCTAGGTTTATAAGTTCATAGAATTCTGATGTGTGTTGTGGATAAAGAGTGGCAAGCATAGAGCCTGCGAAAGCGGCATAAGCTGTGTGACCAGATGGATATGCCGGTGTGTGATGAGTGTCAGTCTCAGTAATATTAATATCTATATCGTACTTCTCAGCTAACTGGTATGGTCTAGCTCTATCGTATTTGTGTTTGAGGCTAAGGATTATAGGGTCAACCTGTTCAAAGTAGAACTCTTCAAATTTTTCCTTTGGGAACTCAAGGCCATATTTCTTTAGTAAGCCCATAAACACATTGTTAGGGTCTTTATCAACTTCAATGACTAGATTATATTCTTCCTCTGAAAGATCATTAGTCATAGATGATATATATTCTAGTTCTCTACGGGTTATATTTGAACTGTTCTTTGGGGGTTCCGGTAACACGTTCTTCCAGTCAATCGTCACCAAGCTAGATGGCTTGTTCATGACATCCAAATGCTTTTCTGTGGGAGGTTTATCAAATGTTATTGAATCTATCTCAGACGCAAGGGCTTCATTGATACCTTTTATAATATTATTTTTAGAAGTCATATTCGTATTCCTCTATTAATTCGCTTGATGAAACTTCTCCACAGTCACAACACTCAAAAACATATACTCTGCCGCCTGTGTTCTCGATTATATCTGCAAGCCTGCACGCTTCCGAGTCCACTTCCTGATCGCAAGCCTTACAATAGAAACTAAACATATACTTTCTCCCAGTCAAAAAATCGCCATCTGTTCTGATGCTTCGCATCTTCGTCTTCGTTTATGTGATTCAAATATTCTAAAACTTCACTCCAGTTCGAGAATACCATCTCATGTGGTATTACTCCAAACATCCAAGTTGGAAGTTTACTCTTTCCCTGTTTACACATTACGACGACTGGCTTCTTTTGACTGATCGCAACAGCCGCTTCGTGATATGACCCGCAAAGGTGAGCATCTACGTCTATACTCATGACTATGAAGTGAGCAATGTCAACCATACGCAAATCAATCGCGCAAATAGGTTTCATGTACTCAGTAACTTTATCGTACTTTTCAGATAGTTTTAGTTGCTCAAGCAATTCTCTAGTCTCGTTATTCTCGATACCATAATCACTTGGCTTGTCACATGGATTCAAAACACCAACACCCATTTCTTTTAATTTTGGGGTTATGTTTTCTCTCCAACCAGCACCACCATCTTCAACACGATCCATAGCTCCACAAAGGTAGCAGAGCGAGTTTTTAAGTCTATTCATAGTACAACCTTCTATACACAAATCAACAGTTTTTAATAATATCTTGTATCAAATCTTCCAGAACTGTGTAGTTATTCGTGGCACATAACTCGTTGGCAACTTTTTTTACATTGCCAGCCTTATAACCAACAGTTTTTAGGGCATCTACAGCCTCTCTAATTAACGCAGAGCTTGGGTTCTGAGGCGATACCGGCTCCTGAAAAACATTTTTAGTAACCCAGTCTCTAGCAGATTTGTCTCCCTCCATTGCGCTCTGCACTGTTGAGTTAACTATAGCTTCCCACTGTTCCTGTCTTGACATAGGAGGATCATAACTTATAGTTATTTCAGGTTCGTATACATGATGAACCTCTGGAGTTTTAACGGCGTAAACTGAGGAGAAAAGTCCTAGTCTTGAAAGAATAAATACAAAGAATGGAGCCATAAAAAACAGCGACCAGACCATAGCTAATTCACTGTTAAACATTTGTATATTCCTTTATCCAATCTTCAAGTTGTACTTTAGGTTCCCAATCTAATACAGATCTTGCTTTGGTTATGTCTGCCAAAGTTACTCTAGCCTCACCTAACCTTTCAGGCATATGAATATACTTTGTGCCAATCATTTTTGCAAGCTCTAAAACAGAGTGATTTTTGCCAGTACCAATGTTGCAGGTTTGACCCCATATGTTAACAGCTTCGCTATTCATCGCTAACATATTAGCATCAACAACATCAGAGATATACGTGAAGTCTCTTCTCTGTAGACCATCTCCAACAATAGTCATTGGTTCACCAGCTTCGGTCTGACACAAGAATATACCAACAACGGGAGCGTACTGGCCTTTAATCGGCTGCCGTTCTCCATACACATTAAAGTATCGCAGCGTTAATGTCTTCAGCCCAAATAGTTTAGTATACATTTTACATAACTCTTCACCCGCAACCTTAGTGACTGAATAAGGATTAAGGCAATCGTTTGGCATGTCCTCGGTTAAAGGAGGAGTGTTGGTTAAACCGTAGGCAGACGATGTAGACGAGTAAATCACACGATCTACACCGTTCTCCCTAGCGGCCTGAAGTACGTTACAAGTTCCCAAAACATTGGTAGCTGATGCCTTGCAGGGATTCTTAATGGCTGGCTGAATACGAGCTTCAGCCGCCAGATGGAAGACGCAATTAACACCCTTAAAAAGAGGTTCGATTTTATCATAATCACATATGTCAAGTACAGCTTTATGAGCCTGCGGATTCCAATAAAATTCTTCATTAGATGTAGCCGACTCATTATCCAACGAGATTACCTCGTTACCATCCTCGATTAATCTGTCAACAATATGACTACCAATAAAACCTGCGCCACCAGTAACGATACACTTCATTCTAAACTCCTACACTCTGTCCTTTGAGGACTGTTGATAAACGCTCAAGTCGAACACGGATGTCTTCTTTCCAAGCATCATTATACTTTACGACACTAACATTATCAACCGTAGAACCCAAAACTTCAACAGCTTTATCAAACACATCTTCAAAGATTGCGACTACTTCGTAGCGACAGGCTCGGAGCTTCTGAAAGCGAGAGTCACTTGGTACGCTCACAACATCAGCAGGATTAACTTTGCAGATGACAATCTGGTTTCCACCGTCACTGTCATTGTTATCATGATTATCCAAACTGATACCGCCGTAGCTGGTAACATAGTCGATAGCTCCAACGTGAAGGCCTGCACTACAATGTCGATTACGATTACCATCAACCTTAGAACGATCAACCTCAACCACTTCGCCAATACTATTGTCAATCGAGCCACTGTAAATATCTTTGAAGTCTGGACGTACAGCTTTGTAAGCCAAGAAGTGACCGTCTTGTGTGATCGGCAGATTCTTGTTCTGCATGAAGTCAAACAATTCTAGGATAGATTTGTCTGATGGATTATCATTTAGATTGCACATGAAGTTAAGCATGGAATCAAAGTCAAAGCCTTCCTTCTTCATGTCTAAGATACGATCAGTGAACAGTTCTGGCATTGGAATCCCGTTCCAGTTCAGTGTTCCATTCTTAACATGTACATAACCATCACAGAAATGCTCTACTGAAGATGCAACATCGTATGCCGCCTCAAAGTGTTCTACATTGCCACCCTTCAAATGGCGAATGAGAGAATTATAATTGTGGTGGTTCTTGTCAAAAGTATACGCCTCGCCACCAACAAAAGCATTTACTACACCTGAATCACTAATGATATATTTCATATCACACCTCCATACTATCAATATAATTTGCAACAACTTGTAACTGTTCGTCCGACATCCAGCCTGTAACAAACTGCAACATCGGATACTTCTCTACTATACTATCATATAATTCGTCAGTATCAAGTGACTTACTTGAATTTTCTTCCAGATTCTCTGCAAAATCTGTCCATACTTTCAGACGCTGAGATACTTCTTTCAAATCTGACAACACGACCTTATCAACGCTGTAGTCTGGATGGAACAACTTAGAAAACTCGTAGAAGTCTCCACGACTATTCAGGAGCGGATGTAACTCTTGCAGTGTAGCTACACGCCCTGTGTGTTCGTTGCCGATAGACCACTTACCAGTGGATGAATTATGGAACAACGTAAGATCGTTAGTCATAATGACAAGTTGACGCTTGATCTGGTTTTGGATATATTCTAGTCCATCCTGCCAGTTATCCCGTTCTTCGAGCTTCATGGTCTTAGCTTTGGATGGAGTTACAAAGAATAACTTCTCACTTAGGTGACTTGTATCAACACCAAGCGAATCCAAAACAGTGAGAGCCGATTTGATATAACGAGTACCGACATTGTAACCCTTGATCTCCATGTCACCTCTGGTCTGAATAATATAGTAAGCATCCTCTTCTTTAACACCTACGTTATAAGTCCGTCCACACCATTCATGGTAGCCTTGACCTTTAGACTTGTACAGACCATCAAGACCAGCAACGTATGATGAGCTAGATGTAGTCTTAGATACTTGCTTTGGAGGAGCAGGGAGAGTAGTCACGTTGGTGATGTACTCTGGCTCGCAACCAAAACATTTAGCGGCCTGTTCTAACTTCCCATTAGGAATAAGATATACGATACCTTCGCCTTCTTCTCTCAGTAAGTGTCTTATACGAGCAACACTACCTGACTTCTTGTCCTGATAGAAGACATGACCTTTGCCAGCACGGATGTGGTATACATCTTCTCTTGAGCAAGTCTCACGCCATCTTGATTTGTCATAACGTACAATCGTCAGTCTTTGATCATCATCTGTCTTCAGCTTTATGAATTCTGAACCATCCTCAAAAACCTTCTGACCGTTGAACTCTATCTCAAACAGCATATCGTCTGCCAAGTTGCCAATCCTACCAACAGTATCAAAGATTTCCATAGCTCTCCATCTTGCACTCCAAAGATTAGTACAGGCAAGTATTTCCGCTTTGGCCTTTTCTCCAATGCTTTCTATGATGCGATTAATGGCACAAGTAATATTATACTTAGTTCTGCCAGTGTAAGAGATGGACTCACGAGAAGGAGTGATGTCAATGTCACCAATGTCCATGTGCAAGCGGAGATTACCAAGCGTTCGGAGCGCACGCCAGATGTCGTCTGTCTCTTCACTCTGGAACTGCGTGTCGTCAATAGGGTATAAAATTTGACCCATGATAACATGGTTGCCAGAGCGTCTTTTAAGAACAGACCAGTTGTCACCACCAATCTTAACCTCTTCAGTCTTATATTCAAGCTCGGCATTAATCTCTGGACGAACAATAAAATGTTGGAAGATCAAGTTGGCTTCATTCTCAAATTCCCAAATATCATTAGACTCTACGTTCATGCTAATCTGCATACCGTTAGGCTCATCGGTAGACTCTTCGTGTAACATTGCAAACTCAGGAGAACCAGTTTCATTCATATAAGAATTGAAAACGTAGCGAGTGCCGTTGAAGAAAGACTCAACCATGAAGGAGTCAGTATAGGCAAAGGGAGATTTACTGCCAAGACCTAAGCAACCAACAGCATCGTTGGAGTCAGTCTTGTTGCTACCGAAGTAAGTAGTATAAAGATTAAAGCAGTCATCGTAACTAAGGCCTGTGCCAAAGTCACGCACGACAAATACCGGCTCCAGCTTTGTTGGAAGCTGAACACGGAACGGGGAATCAGGACAGCCTGCCGAGACATGAGCATCATACGCATTAGTAGATAGCTCACGAATAACTGCTTTGATCTTGTTTGAGTAAAGACCATCTGACAAGATAGAGAACGCTTTTGCGGTAGCCTCGATCTTATAACTGGTTGACTGAAAGTCGGATGATCGTTGAATAGTGTTTTGATTAGTTTGTAATTTCATAATTTGAATCCCCTATAACGTGTTATTAACCTGATACGTGTCTTATTATACTATACTAATCGTCGTTTGCAAGATTATTCTTCAGTGTTTTCTGAAATTTCTTTTGGTTTTCTATAAGTAGCACCAGTAAGTCTGTTGCTTAACTTCTCTCCCTGACGCTTGATTTTCCAGATTTCTTTCTTATCTTTTACGTCTTTGCGGTGTGCCTGCCTTCGTTTTAGAATTTTAGCTTTTACTCTTTTCTTACGAGCCTTTAGCTTTCTAATATTTTTTTTATCGCTCATGACTATTATGCAATCTCTTCTTGAGTTTGTTTCTTTGTTTTACTAGCTTCGATCTCTTCTTCATATATTCTCTTCTATCGTGTTCTGTGATAACAGAATCGACTTTGCAATCAAGATCAAATATGGAATCATTGATACGTTGTAGTCTATCATATATTCTATTTTTATTCATAATAAAGCTGACGGGAGTTTCCTCCCGCCAGACTCTCATCTCTATTAAAACACATCTTCTGTAGCAGAGGCCGCCGAAGCAGGGGCTGCTGAAGCAAAGCCTTGATCCTGCTTTTTAGGAGCGCGAACAACTTTAGCGATGTTCTCTGGTACAACAACCATAGAAAACCTCTTATTGCCTTCTTGGTCAGTCCAAGAGCGATCTTGTAGACGACCTCGAACGCTGACTCGATCACCCTTAGAGAGTTCAACATTCTTACAGTAAGATGCCTGATAACCCCAAGCGTTAACGTCAATATACAAAGTCTCTTCATAGTCTTTGCTGATTCGCTCGTTGATTGCCATGCGGAACACAGCTAGGTCACGAGTCTCGTTAATCATCTTATGCTCTGGGTCTTTAGTGAGGTTTCCCTCGAAAGTTACAAAATTATTCATCGTGTTATACTCCTAAAAAAATTAATATCCTCGTCGCTTCAATGCCTTGCGTGCAAGACGGCGACCGTAAGTTACACCGTGACTGCGAAGAAGATTACGAACTTCTCCACTACCTTCAGTGTTTGCAAAACTTGAGGTAAGTTCTCGGCCTGTCCCTTCGCTATGAGCGAATTTCTTTACAGCCTTTACTCTAGTCTTGTTAGACAAAATAGTACCCCAATCAATCATGATTAAATCCTCCAATTAAAAAAAACAAGTTACAACATATTATAGAATAGCCAGCGGCCATTGTCAACGTATTTTTACTTTTTTATCCCAAATTAATTTATGCGGCCTATTATAGTAGTTATCTAATAGGTCAGATTTCTTTGCTTTACCCATATAGATAAACTCCAATATGTGGTGCTTCATGCCCTTTACTACCTTGTAGGCTAGAACTCCATCAGACACTGTTTCCTTGACTATTAGCTTACCATACACTCCCATATAGGTCTTATCTTTGGTTTCAGGGTTTAGCCAGTATGAACCATTGCCCTTGACTGACTTTATAGTGTCCCCAAAGCCAAGCATAGTCCAATCCTCAACAACGGAAAGTTGCTTGTGAAAAAATATATGACCGCACTCACAAGAAGATGATCTAGCATGGCAGTGTTGTCCACACTCAGGGCAACTCTTTCTAGGTGTCCTAGACTTTTTTTGCTTTTTGGAGCGAATCGCTGTAGTTTGAGTATTCATTTCTTTGCCTTCTCATGAAATTTGATTCGTAACACTTCTCACATCTATATACATCACCCTTATTGGTTTTTATAACATAATAATTAGATGTGCTTTTATTACAGTCGATACACTCAACTTTTTCTGGTCTTGTCATCTTCTCTCCTTCGGTATACTTTATTCTCTTCCCTACGCAGTAGGTAAAATGCCACACCTGCAACGCTTAACTCAATTAACCAAGCTAACAGTCCTGCATACAATGGTTCCATGTCTATATAGCCTCCATATAAATAGGTGTGTTTTCTCCAACGTATGCTCCAAAAGTATTATACTCAAGCCACTCAACAGCCTCATTATAATCTACACTGAGATCGTTTGCCGCTATCTCAATCATTTTCGGAATAGAGTAAGCAACCCTTCCTGAGTCGAAGCCAACACAAACGCCAATAATAGCATCGTCATAACCATCGGCAAACAGAAGATCATCGCCGTGACGTTCACACAACTCTTCACGAATGTCCATGTCCTTTGAATCCTTTTTTCCATGTTCTCTTATCTTTATCCCACCATTTGCGATATTTTTCTACTATCGCTTTGGTCTTCTCATTAATCATTTTAATATGTAATCGGAAATTTTCAAGCTCTTCTTCATTGTTTTCTGGTTTTTTGAATGTCTTTTTCTTAGCCATTGTATCTATCTACTATAATATTTAATTGTGTTTCAATAACTGGCTCCCAATGAGTGTCACCATTTATCATATCGGTTCTTTCTGCGTTAGACTCTACCCAAAAATCTAAGTTTTTAAGATCAAAGCCCTTTTGCATATAGCGATATAGCCTATTGATACATGTGGTATGTCTACCATTGCTAAGGTTATAATGATTTCCAGTGTAAACTAAATTGCGATTATCGTTGTCCTTAAAAAAATTCTCGCAATAATAAAAATTCAAATCAGAATCTATGGCACACGCACTTACTGTAAAGTCAAAATACTTTATACAAACTGTTGGAGTGAGGTCATCAAAGTTTGGATAATGCCAGAACTCCCAAGTGTCCATTCTGTGCGAGAGGAAAGCCTCAAGCATGTTGTATTTCTTTATACCATCGAATCCATAATTTGCAACACAAAAATCTATAGCTTTCTGACTTTCTTCCTTTGATCTAAAGAAAAGATCGACATCTCTATATTCTCTGTCAAATATATTATCGGCAACACAGCCTCCCGCAATCCAGAAATAAACACCAGAATCTCTAAGTAAGTCAAAATAGTTCTCTTTGAAATACTTGCGACACTTCTCAACTCTAAAGTTATACATTTCTAATCTTGCTTGTTTGTATTAGTCTACTGGATGATTGAGTTTTCTTTCCTCCAACATTATATATCATATTAATTCCAAGCTCTTCTTCTAATACATCTTCAGGAACACCGCCCTTTTTTCTATCTCCTCCATTAGCAAAAGCCATTCCAATAAAGAAAGGGTCGTCCTGTAGCCTGTGATATTCTTTTTTTATACTTTGACAAACGGTAGGATCGTCATCTATAGAAACTACAGCCCTGTTTACACACCTGAGACTAGATACAATCTTAACTCTTTCTTCTTCATCCATGAAGGGTACACTACCTTTTAATTCAACTTGTTTGTCATTATTTACTATAACTATTAAATAGTCACCTAACTCTTTAGCCGATTCCAAATAATCAAGATGACCAGAATGAATTGGATTAAAATAACCACTAACGACGACTACTCTTCCACTCATTTATAATAACCTTTCTTGTCCATAGTTTCTAGTTTTGGTTTTACTGTATATTTATAATAATACTTAAACTGTTTATATAAATCTTTTATTTGAGCAAACGCTTCTTCTTCAGTTATCTTTCCACCTTGCTCTAAATCACATATGATTGACATATGTATATTAAATGCTCGAAATGGATCACGATAATCTTTGAAAATTATTTCATCCATTCTTCAATTCTCTTATTTTTTGCCTTAGTCTGTCGATAGTTTCTTCGAGTTCTTTTTGTTTTTTCCATTGCTGTTGATACCTAAACTCCCATTTTCTTTCAGCCTTTGCGAGTTTAGCTTCAAATTCATTTTTATAAAGATCGTCACACACTGTCAGGCTCCTCATCTTCAAGTAATTCTAAACAATAAAACTTAAATGCTGTTGCCGCTTCCGCATAAGTATCATAGAAACCTACAGCCATTTCTGCTTCGTCCCAAACGATCCACTGCTGTTCAGATTCTAACCACTCTATATGTTTATTTTCTTCCATTCCAGTTCTTTCTTGCTTTAACCCAGTCATCTGCATGTCCAGAAGAGGCTGTGCAATCGTCACATTCGTACCAATACATACCAGCTAATGACTCGGCCATTGGCTCACCACCACAGAAAGGACATGGTAACATCGTGTCGTCTGTGAATTTTACTACTTCTATATCGTGTTCGCCACATTTAATACACCATATTGGTTTATTATCTACATCGACAATCCGTCCACAGCACTTTATTAAATATTTCATTTTACAGGCTCTAGGTCAATTTCTCTCATCTTATCCATAACCGCTAGAATATCTCTAGTCTGAGTCCAATCTGCTACATGATATTTTTCGTAAGCGGCTTCAGCTATAGTATAGTCGTTACCTCCGAGATGACAACTGTCTCCAAAAAATATATTCTTACCCTCAAGACATCCAAGAATCTGCGATTTGTCTTTGCCTTTGGGATAAATATCTATACTAATCTCTCCACCGATAACAGCTTCAATGTCCTCAAAATTTGAGTTAATTACATCAGCTATCGTTTCACGCTCAAGGTTATCTTTATCCCACTCACAGTATTCTGACCGTTGTTCGCTGGTGCAATCTCTACCTATGGTAGATATATTAACCATGCCAACACGTTTTTCTATATTGTTATCTGCTGTGCCATACCAG